TTACCCGAAGTTCACTTTAAAGTTGTTGCACATACTTCACAATCGCATCGATGTGTAGCTGAATGATTTGCTCCACACCTTCTTCGCTTTTGAGAAATTCCAAATCCTTTTTGTTGGAATAGAACATATTCTCGGTGAGGATGGCTGGGCAGTTAGTTCTGTCGCACATCGCCAGCCCCTGTACCCAGTAGTGCTCATCGGGAACATACCTGTTGCCTTTTAGCCCTCGCTTGTACGCCTCGTCATACACAAGTTGAGCAAAACGCTTGCTCTTGCTGCTCGCATGTTTGCCGACCATCACGCAGTAGCCGCTCGCGTCGTCCCACACATCGCCGCTGGCGTTGGCGTGGATAGACACGGAAGCGCAGTTTTGGGTACCGTACTTAGCGCACAGTTCATTCACTCGCTCCACACGCCACATCAGCGCCCTGTTGAGTTGTGGTTTGCGCAGCATCATATCGGCAGGAAAGATCGGCTCCCTATCATCAAGCCAAGTGTAATGCACGTTGTAGCCCATCTTCGCCAACCGTGCGCCAACTTCCTTGCCAACCTTGCGGCTGAACTTCCATTCGTAGAACGACTTATCGGGCGCACACTTTCCTGGGGTGTTACTCCCATGCCCCATGTCAATAATCAAATGAAACTTTTCCTTTTCCATATCGAAAATATTTTAAAAATGGCCGGTCGAAACCAACATAATACCAAAACAACCCCTATCAATGGTTAATAATCGATTTTGAATTGCTGACCAGCCATTTTAGATTTCCTCTTCCACATCATCTACATGCTTGAACTTTGACAGGTCAATGTCGAAGTGCCGTTCTGTTTTGTCAACCATGATTTCCTGGAGCAATTTAGCCCATTTCTTGCCGTTGCAACTGCTCTCATTCTCAAGACTGCTCCAAATCTCCCAGCCTATAACAAGACCGGCCGCAAGTTTCATGGCGTTGAAATTCAGCGAGTCTGTGACATACATGTGCAGGAAGTACGCGAACACCAGTAGGGCGTACACCAGCATCAGCGTGCGCAGCACATCTCCGAAATGCTTGCTGTTGAACTTCGGTGTGTTCTTCGTCGTCTTTCGTGGGTGAGCCTTACGGACACGCTTTCCGAGCCGCCAAGCAGTGTAGCAGTCCATCAGCACAGCGGCGGTGCAAAGCAAAATATACGGCAACGTTGGTGATAGTGCCGTCGCCACTGCACTAATGATTGAAAAAACCATCTGATAAAGTCTGTCTTGGTCCATAATTGAAATAGATTTAGTTATAATCGCTTGCTCTTCGGCAGCTCTATACGCAAAAATAAAGCATTAGTTCTTCGGTTATGCAAATCTCTTAATTCTTTGGACCCTACAAAACAAAAAAGCGCACCCCAACGAATGCGCTTACACTTTGTGTTTGAGATTGTTACACAACAACAAAACCATTTTAAAAAAAACAGTCTATCGTAAATCTTTCTTGGCACCGAGTTCTGGAGCAAACGTAAGCTTTCCCTTTCGTATCGCTTTCCTCGCCTTGTAAACCGATTTGTACCGACTGACGACCCTCGCCTTTTTCCAACCGTTGCAGAAGTAAAGGAATCCAGCCCATTTCGGCAGAATCAAGTCGTTGCAAATGTGTTTTCTGATATTATAGGTGTTGTAGTGCACCATCATGCCAAGATAGCTGTTGATGGTCTGCACAAAATTCTCAACGCAATCCTCCTGTTTGCCGGCATCAGCGACTGCGTTGAAACTCATAATCTTGTCATAGAACTTCCCGACCGTTCGGTTGGAAATGTATATGCGCCATGGCTTGATTACAGCACCGACCATCTTCACTCCTTTGGTGTAGTGCTGTATGTATCTTTTATTTGGGTGCAGTGACATGTGCAGTTGCTCATCAAGGTATCGGTCAATCTGAGGTACAAGACGGAGCAGGCGTTCCCTGTCTTTGCACACGACAACAAAGTCGTCGCAGAATCTGCGGTAGTGTCTGAAACCCTTGTGGGCTATCCACTGGTCAAACGCACTCGCAAGGAAATTGGCGAGCAGCTGGCTCGAAAGGTTGCCGATAGCCATTCCCTTGCTGCGCTCTGTATAGAAAAGGCTCTTTCGCTTCGGCAACGGTTTCCATGCGCTAATTGGCGACTTTCTAATGCACCTGTCCTGCGGACAATGGAATATAGTCACTGATAGAAGATATAGAAGGCAGTCAATATCATCGCCATCATAGTTGCTCCTGACGAAATCGTCAATCATCTCCCACAGCACCGACTTGTCTATACTCATGAAGAAGTTGGCGAAGTCACCTTTGAATATGTACGCGTCACAGGTGTAGCCATCGCTCTCTTCACGTATCATATCATACACCTCCCTCACCATTTTCAGATTGCCTTGACCCTTGCGGCAGTTCTTGCTTACATTGCGCTGCTCAATAAACAGGCTCTCAAGTATGGGTTCTATCCGCAAAGCGATGAAGTGATGCACCACACGGTCAATGAACGATGCGGCAAAAATCTCCCTCGTGACCGGATAGTCAACTATAAACGTGTAGGAGTACCCTGGCTTGTATGTGCGAGTGCGTACGCGCTCCCACAGCCACACAAGTTGTCCCTCGTACGACACCGTGAACTTGGTGTAGGAATTGGTGCCGCGCTTGTTTGAAAGGCAGTCGCGGTACGCCTCGACGATTGAGGAAAAGGGTATGTCGTAGATTACCGGTTGCATAGCGGAAACAGCACGCACCCTATAGGGGTTGTTGTTCTTGTTGTTATTGTTGTTGACCAAACCCGAGCCAAGATGTGCCCACTGAACTTCTCTTACCTCTTACAAACGAGGGGGACACCCAATATAACCTGATAGTAATTGCTCGCCCACGACAGCCGTGACCGTCATGGCTCTGGCTTGCGGAAAGTTACAGGCTCGCTTGCCTGGTGCGAGGCATTGCGCCAACCGGTGGCCTGGCGTTCTATGTCCTGAACAAGAAGCACCATATCGGCACACTGCTTCACCGTGATTAGCTTTCTGTCTTGACACACCCTTAACAAAAGCCTCAACCCGTCAAACTTCACAAGAAATTCCTGGAGATAGGTGGCGCGGTTGAACTTGTCGCTGTTGGCATAGCGTATCAGTTCACAGCACTCCACACAGCGCATCATCAAGTGTGTGCCGAACTCGTAGCGGTAACCTTTCGGGAACTGCTCTCTGGCGTCAAGCACCATATTCAGCAACCGATACACCAACCTGTATACTGGAAGTTCTTCCGCAAGTGCCATTTTTTTCTTGTGAGTAAAACGGTGCAAAGGTAACCATTTATCGCCAATTTCAGAAAAGAAAAAAAGAAAAATATTAAAGCCGCATTGAGCGGCTTTAATAAAGAGGAAAAGGGTCGAAGCGACAAAGGGCTGAGCATCAGGTTATAATGCGGAAACAGCACGCACCCTATAGGGGGTGTTGCCCTTGTAGTAAAGGTTGTGGACCAAACCCGAGCCAAGATGAATGTAGTAGGCATACCAATTGTTATACTCGTTAGCAGCCCAGTACCTCTCTGGCGCGAGAATAAATGAACTGCCTATATAGGTGCTGATAACCTCATTGATTTGCGTCCGGTATTTGCACAGGATAAGTAGGTGGGCAAGCGTAGCACAACTCCACACCACAGGGTCGTCAACCCCGTCAACTTCTGCCGTACAAGCCTTATATGCACGGCTCAACTGGCCGGGAAGATACTCCACACCACGCAATGCGGCAAAGCTGCAAATCGCGTCAGTCATTCCAGCCGCGTCAAAATCATCATAGATGCCTGTACTGCCGTCACCATAGTCCTTGAGGCCGGTGACATTCACATTCTCTTCGCTCCACTTCATCGTATAGGTTCCACTGCTGGTCTTGATGTTGTCCTTGCTTACAAGGAAGTCCTGGCCATCTGCGCGCACACGCACGCCAACTGTAAGGTAATTGCCCTGCTGGTTGCTGCTGAGCGCATCCCATTCTTCTGTCTTGAAAAGCACAAGCTTGCCGTCCGACTTGTCTGCTTTCGCGAGCTGCACATCGAGCAGGCCGCCAGCCCACTTCATGTAGTCGGCAATCTCACCAAGACCGATGACCTCACCATCGGAAAGCAAACCTATCTCTCGCAAGGCATCAAGCTGGGAGTTGTAGTTCATCTCAAGAAGTTTCGCGTTGTCTATCGTTTCGCTCATAGTCATTCAATTTATGTGTTAAACAATGTGATTGGGCGCACAGTCAAGGAAGTGACCTTGTTTCCCTCATTCGCGCCGCCGTAACTTATTTTAAACTGCCAAGCCGTGGAGTTGCCACACTCGAAGCATGTCCAAAGCGGAGAGTCGGTTATAATGTTGTCACTCGACCACGCCCGGCGAAGCACATCGTTGATGGCTTCCTTGTGCAGGTAGAGCGCAAGGCAGTGCTTAGGTGTGGGCAGACACCACTTAGCATCGTCTTCTACACCGTCATTCGACTTCCTGAACGCCTTGTACTCCAAAGCGGCCTTTGCGGCAGGAGCGCCCTCAACACCATTCCTCACCGTGGTGCCGTATGCGGAGTTGATACACTCGGTCAGCGTCAGCGCATCGAGGGTGTTGTAATTGAACGCGCAACTCGCCCCCCCCACCGGGTAGTTGGGGACAGTCGCCACATCGTAGGTGCCGCCCCATGCGAATGTTCCGATAGCCGACGCGGCAAGAATGAAGTCAAGGCCGTTGGCACGGATGCGGACACCCTGCCTTACGAAAAGAGCCTTGTTGGTGGTAGTGAGGCTTTCCCACTCCTGGATCGTCAAGTAGAATTTCGCGCCGTCGGATATTCTCACGGCGGCAACACGCACATCGAGCAAGCCACGCGCCCACTTGATGTAGTCGTCAAACAGGCTCGCACGTGTCTCCACTGTCACACTCGCAAAGCCAAGCGCATTCAGCGCTGCCACTTGCTTGCGCTTATTCTGACGCAACAGCGTCACTGATTGTTCTTTGTTCATAGCTACAAAAATTATGAGGTTACAATATCGTTGATGTCTGCGTTATCGTTAGCGTAGGTTGACTGGAAATCAGAGTACTGCTCACCGTTGTAGTAGGTTATGGCAAGTTCGTCCACATTATCGAGCGTTACAGTCTCCACCTCGCTCGCTCCGCCGTAGTCATCCACGTTTATCTCGTTGATGAGGGTTATATACGCGTCAATGACAGTTGCTACTGTAATGCCGTATATCGCTTTTTCCCACTCGTCTATCACATAGCTGTCATAGAGCCTCGTAAGCTCGTATGTTCCGCTTATTACTGGCTTGTCGATTGTGCCGCCGGCATCATCAATGCCGTGCACATCCTTCTTCTCCACCAGCAATGTGAGTTCTGTGCCGTCGCCCTTCATCGGCTGGTTGGCAATGCGGAGCGTGGAAAGTCTAACCGCAGCACCCTGCGAGGCGAGCACGTTCTTGAGCAGGACATCAGCCGCGATTAACGGGCTTCCCTCTATGAGCAGCGTGTCAACAGATTCAGTACCTGCAACTGTCAAGCCGTTCCCGCCACTCGCTGGGTAAGACAGGAGGGGAAGATTTACAAGTCGCAACACTTTCATTGTTGACGGCAACGTCAATGTGGCGATTGGCGAAGTTTGTGCGAGCGTCAGAGTTGTAAGGCTTGTGCCGTCTGCGAGCAGTCCCTTGATTCGTGGGCATCCGCCAGCATTAACCGTAAGTATCCTTGTGTTGCGAATATCTATCTCCTCAAGGAAAGGCATCATGCCAAGGTTCAACGCCGACAGTATATCATCAGTGTACGATGGATTGTAGTTCTCTCCGCCGATGATGAGCTTGCGAAGCAGGTTGCAATCAGCAATCATCCAGTTGGAGTTCTTCGGTGTGCACCCGCTTAGGTCAAGTTCACCAAGTTTGTCGGAGCCGAAGATGTAAATCAGTTTGCCGCCGACACCAGTTGCCGCCTCCGTGAAGGTGTGGCTCTCTCCAGTCTTGAGATAGCAGGAATATTTCGCGCTGCTGGTGCTGTCCACGCCCATGCCGAAGTAACCGTCTTGCGCTGCGGTAATCTTCACGGTGATGGCACCCATCACACGAGCCTGGAAGAAGTGCTTGAACAAGTCGCCGGTCTGGAAGAATCCGTCACGGTACGCGAATCGCTTGCGCTGGAACGCCGGCAGGCTCTCAAGGCGCAGACCATGCAATGCAGGGTAATGGTTGTCCGCAGCCGTAGCGGTCTCGATATACTTGCGCTGGCCGTCGAAGCTGCTCACCACCTTAGGCCACTTCAAAATGCGGTTGGTCATCCAGTAGCGGTAGCAACCAGAGGCGGAGAAAATATCCAACCCGGCCTTTGTCTTTGTCGCACGCATGGCTGCCGCCGTGTCGTGGAGCGTAAGCTGTGTGCCGTTATCGTCAATCCAGACGCCCTCGCCCTTTGCGAACAAGGCGTAAGACTGGCGGAACATCACACCGTCCCAACCCTGATACAGGTGGCTGTTGGCACCATCCATATCCCACGGAATGGTGAGGTAGCAGTCGTTATCGGCCTCGTCCACACTGTCACCATCATACCAGTGGTTGAAGTAGTAGCGCATGTTGCCGTCAGTTTCCTTATACACGGCAATCATCATATTCTTCGCACGCTGGTCAACGGTTGCCTTGTAGTCTGATGCCACCACATAGAGGTTGTTTGAATGTGGGGAGAAATACTTGTGCATTTCCCTCTGCCACTTCAAAAGGCGGTTCTCTTTCGTGCCCGCAACACTCTTGCCGCCAAGCGTGATGGTTGTCGATGCTCCGGCGCCATTAAACACCTTCTCGCTCCCATCAGGGTTGAGGGCTGCGTTTTCCTCCGCATTGTCGGTGAGGTTCTGGTTGCACTGCTGGCAGAACTCCAGCTCACGGAACAGCTGGTAAGGCACTTTCTTGCCCTTAGCGAACAAGTCGTTGAGGTCATCATCATCTGGATAGCGAACTTCGTAGTAGGATGACCACACAGGCACATCGCCATCGTCGGTGTGCAAGGTTTTAAGCATGTCGTCCACACTGTTCACGCCCTGCTGCCAACAGAACTCCTGATACTGGCGATACTCGTAGCACTCCACAGGGTTGAGCACTCTGCCTACGATGGTCCATCTGTTTGTGGACTTGTCGTAGGTCATAGTCCCTGTGGTGTCGCGCCATGTGCCACCAGTGTACTTGTAAAATTTTCCGTCATTACTTCGGTAGACGGTTGCCCAGTCATAGTTATCCACGCTATCCTCGGCAATCTCGGCACCAGCCTTATCAACTTCCACAAACTCGCTCACTGCGTCGGTTTCCGTCATCTTGCCGGTGCCGTCGTTCTCGATGAATCGAGTTTCCGGACCGCAGAACTCACTAATCATATAGAGGGTGCCGGGGACGAGTGTTGACGAGCCAGCGAGTACGGTAGCCTTGTAAGCGTCAATCTCCGTGCCTCTCGGTGTGACTATCTCAGTGAAGTCTCCATAGTTCACACAGCCCTTGTTATAGCCTGGCACATCCTCGAAGCCGAAGAAATGAGGATTGCCCTTATCCACATTGAAGTTCGCCTTGCTGTGGAAATATGCGTTCTCCGGCAATGTTGCAGCCTCTGCACCCTTGTCTTTACCAATCCTGTTGTCGGTACGGAAAAGTGCGCAGGTGATGCCGTCAATAGAAGTGTGAAGTTCCTCGCTCTTGTCGGTGTTGAAGTTCTGTGCAGGTGTCATGTAGTCACTGCCGAGCGCAATCTGTACATCGTTCATCTGCTCCATAAGTGCACAGTTGTTTGCGCCTGCACTGTCGGAGTAGTCAACCTTGATGGTGATAGTGCGGATTGGCGTGCTGCCTTCCTTTACACGGATTTTCTTATTCTTCGCAAGAGCTGCTGCATCATCATACTTGGCAAGAATGGCTTCATCACCATTATACATCGTGCTGATTTCCGCCCTCGTGTGGAGCAGGGTGATCGACTTGCATTTCTTGAACTTCGCCTTTTTATTCTTGATGGCGTATGCGAGAGTTGAGGTTCCTTGGTTCGTCACAGGAACAGCCTCAACCTTGCAGTTTGCCCATGGGCGGTCTGGGAAGTAAAGATACAGGTCCATCAGCACCGAGGTCTTCTTATCCTTGATGCCCTCGATGTAGTCGGGGTAGTAAATTTCGCTATCAGTTACAGCAGAGCCGTCTTTGCTGAGGTTCTTGTCCGATGTTCGTGTCATCACACACACCATAATGCCACGGTCAAGCAGTTTCTGCATGTCTGGGCGTGGCTTTGTTACGCCTTCGGCGGTAACGTCTGCCATCACTTGGTTCTGCTCGTACTCGGTGAGCATCGCCTTCGTGTCGGTAAGGTTGATGACATAGTTGTTGAACGCCTGAATGAAATCGTAGTATGAGTTCCATCTTGTGATTTCGAAAAGGTAATCGTCTGCGTCATTGCCGTAGAAGTGAATATTGTCGGTGAAGTTAGGGAATGAGCTTGACACGTCGATTGGCACACTCGCAGCCATATCACCGTTCTGATACACCTTGCACAGCATAATGCCGCTGTACGGAGCCATAGACTGGGGTTCGATTACGATATCAAAGCGATATTCCACATCGTCAAGGTACGAAGTTGCGGCAGTAGTGAACACAGATTTCAGAGCATCATCGCTGTCGCCGTTGGTAGTGACATAGAACTTCTCGCCAGTCATGACGAAGCCAAGACGCTCACCCATGCACCTGATGATTCGTGCGTCACGTTTCGCGATGTTCTTAATCTTGCAGGTGATTGACAGCGCAAGGCCATTCTGCGGAATGAATGGACTTGCGAAAGGCTGGTCGGTGCACACCGCCTCTACATTCTCTGCTATACGCAATGCCATTCTACCCTCTGGCAAATCTGTGCCGAAGTTGTCGGCTACAAAACCATTGGAGGAATAGTTGGATCCCTTCACGTCAATTCGGATTTCAGTGCCGTCTGACGCTTGGGTCTTGATGGTCTTGTCAGTATCTGAGTTGCTCCTTCCTTCAAGGCTAATCTTGTAATATGCGCCCTCTGTTTCTGCAATGGCGAGCAATGAGCCGTTGATGTCCACCTGCATTTTCTCCGCAAGGTGGATTTCTCCGCACACTGCGTCAAACACGAGCGTATCGCCATCCGAGTAGCCGACAATGCGCTTCTCGATGGTGTAATACTTGTTTCGGTACATCACCCTGTTAGCGAGCACCTCGCTTGTGTTTTTGGTGGCGTTGCTCACCACCACATCGACAGTTGGGCTCATGGAGTTGCGCTGATAGCAAGCCACATCAATAGACAAGGTTTCAAACAATTTCACCTTCCCTTCGGTATCGTCGCTCCAGCGTGCCACAACGATAGGCTTGTTATAGTCTGCAACACTCTCACGCTGCTCAATGACCATCACAGCCGTGTGCAGCACATTGCCCTTGGTACCGCTCGCGACGTCAGTGCCTTGAATGCGGATAGGGTATGCGCCATGGCCAAGACCAGTCGGGTCTATTGAAACATTGTGTGGGTAGGTGTCGTTGATTACGGTGTCCTGGAGCGTCTGCCATTCGCCATTCTTGTAAATCTCGACAAGTGTTCTGATACCCTTATCGGACGCGTTGTTTGGGAAACGGTACATCGGGATAGAGGTTTTCGGGCCGCCTACTTGCAGAGTGGTCTCCTTCGTGTAGTTGAGGGTCTGTACGCTCTCACATGTCACGTTGATTGACACGATGCTTATGTTCTTGGTCGCTGTGTTCCCGCTGTCGTCGGTGACGATAGCCTGCAATGGCAACTCTCCGGCATCGGCACAAAGCGAACTCAAATCGAACTCAAATGAGTAGTCAGTCAGCGTGGCACTCGAAGCCTTGCGAGGTGTGAAGAATGCGACGCTATTCTTGGTGGTTCTGTTGACGAAGGTCACGCTCATGATACTGTTTGAGGTTTCCTGCGCTCCGACCTTTGTCACACTCATGATAGCGGCCTTCACAACAAAGCTGCCGCCAGCCTTTCCGTAGAATGGGTTTTCCTTGAACGCGATAGCAACAGTTGTTCCCGTTGAGCCTCCGCTTCCAGTGCCGACGGTGAACTGCATCTGGTCGCCTACATCATCGCCATCCGCATTGACGAGCTTAATCTTCACCACACCCTCAGTTTCGGTGTCAATGTCAATACCGGCAGGCATGTGAGTGTATGCGCCACCTGTTGACAGCGCATCCTTACCGCCCTTTTCTGGGGTGTTCGAAGTGATGACATCTGAGCCTCCGCCACCGAAGTCCTTCCAAAGACCTACCTCACCGAAGCCGCTGACCTCACCTTGGAACTGCTTAGTCTCCATCACATTCTCTGCCGTGCGGTAACTGATGATAAGCCCCTTCTTTGCATAGGTGACACCAGTCTCCTTCTGATATTCGATGAGGCGGCTTACAGCGGTAGCCAAGGTATAGAACTCACCTATGTGCGGAGTGCCACATAGATTGTCGATTACAATGTAATTCTCACTGCCGGCAGCAAGCGAGCCGAAATCCTTCCAGTTCTCGGTGTTGTACCAGTTCACCTCTGAAACGGTCTTTCCGATATACTGATAGGTTTTCCAAATGCCTGATCCGACCTCAAACGAGATAATCAGGCCGCTAACAGCCTTTTTGGCGTTCCATGCGGCATGGACTGCGCTGAGTTTCTGGTTCTCGGTGTCGCAGAGCACATAGTAGCCACTTATCGGCACCTCATTGGTGGCGTTGAAGATACTACTCACGGATGAGCCACCGAAGCCGCCCCAATCCTCTGCGTTGCCCCAATCGTTGCCGCCCCACTGGTAGTTCTTCAGTTCGTCACCAGCAGACAGAGCCACAACAACACCCTTCTTGCGAATGCTCTCGTAATCATCGCCAGCGGTCAAAACGAGGAACTTGTCAAGCGAAAGACTGTCAACACCCACAAGAGCGTTGCCATTGAAGAACAAACGAGGCGCTATGCTCTTATCCAGTTTCTCAACAGAGGCTGATATATTGCTGATTTGCTTCTCAATCTCCTTTACGGTAGAGCCTTTCGCCAAATCCAACTTCACCAATGACCAGTTGCTAATGGACGGTAAATCGTTTGGAATGGTGTAAAGCAGTAATCCCACCTCTCCTTCGCCAAGCGTGAAATACACAGTCTCCTGCTGCGCCGAAGATATATTTGTTGGGAAGTTGACATACTCGCCTGGCGTGGTGCAGATATAGAAGATGTTCTCTGATGGCGTGCCAGGGTCTGTGTCGAGGGCCGCCTTGGCGATGAACTTGTAGCCATACCCCTTCATCTTGTTGATTACACCGTCCAGTTCTTTTTTGGCAGTCCCGATTTCCTCTGTGACGCTTTTTCTCAGATTCTGAATATCGGTTTCGGTGGTCAGATTGCTTGGCACCTGACTGCTTTTCAACTTGCCATCGCCGTCAAGCGTGGCAATTCCGCTGGGTTTGCCGATGCTGTTTGACAGTTCCGTTACACCTTTCTGCGCATTGTTTGCGGCAGTAACCGCAGTCTGCGAAGATGTGTAGGCACTCTCAAGCTTCACCTTGTCGGCAGCGGTGATGATGCCGCTATGCTTGTCGGTGGCCACCGGCACACTGACGGTCTTCGCCGCATATCCCTGCTGCTTGATTGTGAGTGTTGCCGCAGATTCAGTGACATCGAACGCCACATTCTGCACAAGCATCTTGGCCACGTCGGTTTTGATACTCTCGGCATCCAAGTTGGCGAACGCAGAGACCAAATCACGCAACACGGCGAACGACACCTTCTTTCCGCCGGCAACCTCGAAGAAGTCGCTCTCGGAAAGCGTGGAAACGGCTGTCAACTGGCCAATGCTTCGGCTATTCGTCCGAATGGAGGACAGCACGGCATCAATAATGGATTGTTTTTCCTGCTCAGTCATATTGCTTAATCAATTAAACGGTTAATATTATCTGTTGTGCTACGGTAAATCTTCTCTGCCTCCGCATCGTCAATGCGACGGATTACAGCCTGGTTCTGCGCCTCAATCTTCGGGTCGATAACCTGCGCCTTGCGGAGCATCTGCGTAAACACGAAGCTGTCGAGCCCATCAACCAGCGTCTGTATCTGCGGAGCCTCTGAATCGCTCCGTGCGTAGCGGTCGCCGTTGAAGTAGACATAGGAGCAAGTCAGCAGACGGTTCAGCAGCTCGGCATACCACACAGGGACACCGATGGCGTTGCCCATTGTGAATGTCTTCATCGTGTAGTCGTGGGCGAACAGCTCCACAATATCCTCACGCTGGGTTGTGAACTGCTCATTGCTTACCCCGAACTGCCAGCCGTTATCCTTGAAACCGCCCGGCACACGGAAGTCGAAGAAATAGACCATGTGGTCGATGACTGACACCACATCCTCCCTCTGCCTGTTGTCCTTGAAGCGGTACTGAACAAGCGTCGTTCGAGAAAGCAGGTTGGCATCGTCGGTGACACGGAACTCTTCACTGGTGAGGTTCCCGACGGTGAGTTTGTAGTGTCCGACAGACAGTCCTGTAAGGACGGTGAAGAACACCACCTTTTCATCGTTCATCTTCCACTCGTTCCACTCGACAGGGCCGATTACAGAACCCGTGTGCGCGTCGTTGAGGCTCGCTGATGGCGCCGTATCGCCAGCGGAGGCTATCACCTCCACCAGTATCTGGTCAGTTGGAGCCCACAGCTGAATGAATCGGGACGGCATACCGTCGGAGCGGTTGGCCTCGCTGAAATGCAATGGGGTGAATGGACTTATCTTCATAATGCTGTTATGTCTTTTACAATCAATTTATACTCTACGCCGTTGAGCCTTCCGAAACGGGCCTCTGCCTCTCTGATGAAACCAGTGTAGCGGTAGCCGCCAAAGTCAACCTGAACAAGTGCGTTGAGGTCAGGAGGCAGCGCCATATCATCGGTGGTGAACTCTATCACTCCAGCGGAGAACAAAGCCGCACCTGACGGAATTTCAATATCAGCGAGGGCGTTGTTTCCGTCACTGGAAGTCATGGTTAGGGTGACAGCCTTGCCATTGCCAACAGCCGCTATATACGCCTTGTTGTTGTCAACACACACTGCAGGAGCAAAAGATTTCTGGTTACTCGGTGCGTATGTGGTAACACCAGTTGAGTGGTCCGACGCTATGCGGACAAAGAACACATCCTCATCCGACTTGTCGTCCTTGGTCTCGCTCTCGCTCTTACGAGCCGTGAACTCGACGCCGTAGCTGTCGGCACGGTACTTGCTCACAAGAGAGAGTTTCTTGTCGGTCAATGTGTAGCCGGTGGTGTAGTGGTTCGTGAAGTTGGTTTCAAGGCGACCGTCAATCTCCCCGTACTCCTTCTTCGAGTAGCCGGCATCGACCTGCGAGTATATGATGCCGTCCTCAACATCAAACTTGAAGTCGCTGACATTCTCAATCACCTTCACCACATCGGGTGTGAACACATCGGAGCGGTGGACGAACTCCAACACGTTACCATCGGCACGGTATGTGTAGCCGAACACAGACGACATCCAGTCAGCGAAATTCCCGAACGTTGTGTATATCTTCGCATCGTATATCTGTCGCAAGTCCTCTGCCGCAAGAAGCTTGGTGCTGGAGAGCATACCACTTGCGTCTTCTGCAATGGTGGCAGAATACCCATCCCCGGCAATGCTCTTTACAAGCCTGTTGATGAGTTCAAGTGGAGAAATCCCACGGCACGACAATGTGGAGCGTACTGGGTCTGCCCATGTCACGTTCATCTCACCGTCATGCAGCACCATTTTCCCTGAAAGTTCAAGATATAGCACCGCTCCATCGTTGCCGGCAGGGATTTCGCATGTTCCTCTGCCATTGTAGGAGATAGATCCGCTGTATGGAGTTACGCCATCGTCAGATACTGTTCCATCGCTGATGTCGCGGTCCTGATAGTAGTCCTTCGCTGCGCCCTTGTTCACCCATGCGCCATTGCGGTACTCATACACGACATTATTCTCCCAGTACGAGCCGTGCGTGTAGTCATTCTCACTGCCTACCACGCCAAAAATACCATTATGGTCGCTATCGAGCATACCGAAATAGTCCTTTGCCATAGACTGTAAATTCTGAAGCGACGATGCGACATTCTCCTTTATCCTGTTGATGAAGATATTGGTTCTGTTGCCATGCACCACCTTGTACTGCAACTCATCGGAGGTAAGCGAGAACAGGGGTGTGCGCTTGTTGCCACCATTCTCGTCCTCTATGAGTTTCATAGCATTGAGATACGACACTGGCACATCCGCTCCTGGAGAGAGCGTGTTGTCCTTCGTGTAGGGGCAGAAGTAGCACCTCACCTTGCCGGTAAGCCTAACGCTTACGCTTATACCGCTCTTGTTGATTTTGGCAAAGAACGAGTTTCCTGCTCCATAACTGCCTTCCTCTCCGTCCCTCACCTCGTTGCACGGCTCAAGAAACTCCTTGCTGATAACCTGCGACGAGTTTTCGTTGAGGATGGCTGTCACCGTCCCCGACTGGTTATCGCTCTTCGGCAGTTTGTAGGTAGCATAACTCGCCAACTCCACACGTTCGACATTGATGCGTGTGATGTTGAAGTCATCCACCGGATACTCATACTTCTGCGACTTCTTGCTTTTCAACTTTGACGCGAGGTCGTTATCAAGGGCGTTGATGCTTAACGCATCGTCCTCAATCTCCACTGTCGAGAAATCAAGTGCGCTCTCGTACTGCTTCTCCCATTCGTGCGTGTCGGTTATGGTGTACACAGCGACACTCGCAGATGCCTTGAAACCGTCCGAAAGGTACAGTTCCCACAGCATATCCTTGATGTCGCCTACAAACACGAACTCGGTTGAGAAAGAGCGCATCACGCCAGAGTAGTCTGTGCGCTTGAGCGAGAATGAAACCTCGTTCCAATTCTTCAGGCACTCATCGGGTATGGCGTGCTCGGTAGAGCCAATCGTCAGTATGTACTTCGTTAGCATACCCACAAAGTTAAACGCAAAAGAAATCGGTTTCTCAAAAGTTCAAATTCTTGAACGATGAGAAACCGAATAAATGAATTGTAACTATTTACTAATTAGCGTGTTTCGCCAATTTGCAAACTTCTTTTCATACTACATTACAGCCATAAGTTCACGACCTATTTTATGCAGACCTTCCACGATACGCTTACGTTGCAGTTGACGAGGTTTCTTTGTGCCGTTGGCATAGTGGCTCAACTGGCGTTCATTCATGCCAGTGGCTCGTGATATAGCGGCAAGTGTGGCGTAACGGCCGCAACTTTGCAACAAGGCGGCAGTGTCGAGCTTATACTCAAACTCGTAGTCACCTGCAGCCAACCACCCTGGCACCTCATCTCCGTCTTCGAGCATTCCCTCAACATGGAAACGCAACGTTTCAGGCACCTCCTTTTGGAGTTGTTCAAGGGTTTTGGCGGTCAGTACAACAGCGCCTGGGACATTATCGCCAAGCGATGCGCCATAGTTTTTCTCGCACCAAGATACGTTTACGATGATTTTTTCCATATCAAATAATATTTTAAATTTATCAACCTTTTGAGGGTGGAGATTATTTCCACCCTGCCTGTTTCCAAATGCTATTAAGTAAGAATTGGTTCAAGACCTCGCTTTTCTTGCCTCTCACTGTCACCTTTCCTTTCTTGGTCGGATGCTTGAATTGGCGGTGGTCGCCTGCCGACTGACCCACCTTCATCTGAGTCCAACCATCGGCTTCGAGCAACTTGATTACTTCTATTACTTTGTAGCGTTTCATTATTGTTCTTTTTTTTCTAACACTACAAAGGTAGTAAAAATAATACTATTTACAAAATATTTTGCCGAAAAAATTCAATCTGTAAACATTTTTCTGAAATAATGGTTGCAACCATTACTTCACCATATAGTTTGGGCACATCAGGACATCGCCGGCAATGTAGTCGTCATAACGTATGGAGTATAATGCCTTTGCTATTACCGTGGCTGTCGGATTGGACGGCTGTGTGAACTTGCCTTCCTCGTTTATAACCATGATTGCGTCACTCGTAAGGGTGACAATCTCAATCAACCCGTGCACAAAGCCTTGAAGTTCCTTGAGCGAGAAGTCGCTTCCATTGGACGGATAGATGCCTCGCATAGTACCGTCCGCCTTGATTAGTATAGCCGCATTTTTCATACAGCCATCGCGATAAAGTTCTCAACTCGGAAACTGCGGAACGCCTGCTTTTTGGTGTCCCAGTAGCACATAGTGCCGTAGTTCGGCTTCTTTGTTCCTCTCTTCGAGGTGATGCCGGCAGGGAGATTGCAGAGGGTGCCGTATGCGACGCGGGCACTGCCGTCCACTTTCTCGTAGAAGAACTTGACAACGCCACTGCGCATCTTCTTCGCAAGGCGGTAAAGCTGCCACGCTTTCTTCAATGCGTCGCTCCAGGAGATAACTGTTGTCAGAAAAATGTGGTGAGCATAGCTCATAACTCTAACACGGAAATTAATTTTAGTATTCATAATCAAGTGAATTAAATGTTTGACTTTTAATGTTTTACACTGTAAAGATAATCATAATTAGCGAAAAGCGGTTCTCTTTTTTGCCGTTTTTTTTGCTGTCAAACCATTTTTAACCTATTAGTTCACAACGGATTCGCTATTTAACATTGACCAACTTTGACAGCATTTTCCGTGCATCGTGTATGCGACGCTTTACGGTCCCCGAAGGCACGCCCCTGGCGTTGGCAATCTCGCCAATCATATACCCCTTGGAGTAGTCAACGAGCGTGCCGATTGCTACCGAATGGCTGTCCATCTGGTGAATAATGGCGAGAATGTCGTCCACTCTCGCCATCTGGTCCGCCTCATCCGTCCCTGGCTCGTCCCACTCACCAAGCCGTTGGGTGTGCGTGGTTGAAAGCCTCTGCTCCGTGTTCCGCCAAAGATTGCGCATAATTGCCCGACACCACGTCAGCAACGGTCGGCGTTCATCGTATCTGTCGCGTGCCTCAATCGCCCTGCATACCGCTTCGGCAGCGAGGTCATGGGCGCGCTCATCGTGGTAGTAGTACACCTCGGCTATCCTTATCAGCTTGAAGTACACAACCACGATTTCATCGTCAAAGTTCACGGCTCAAGCGCAGCATCTCCCGGGCAGACTGACGCATAGCTGTGATGATGTTGTCTAACTTGTCGTCACGGAGGCGACGTACTTCTCTCTCTAATACGTCCAACTCACAGCGCATCGCGCTTACCTCTCGGCGAATGGCTCGAATTTCATTTCTCAATCGTTTCATATCCGCAAAAATCAGTAATTACATTTACTGTTATTACCATTTTGGCGGTCATAAAGTTCGGTTATGAGTGAGAATTAGCGATTTTTGGACGTTGTTGGCCCTATTATTTACCCTTTTAAGTTGTTGAAATTGCGGAGTTTAGAGCGAAAAAAGGCTCAAAAATGGCCGTTTTTTGGTCTGTTTTTACGCCCTTTCGGGAGGTAATTAGACAAAAAAAGCCCCGAAACCGAAGTCTCGGGGCATATATTGTCGCTTATTTGTCAAATCATCACGAAAGATATGGTGCTTGAAGTCTTATTGAGTGAGTCACCACTTGACGGATATTGTCTTTTGTATGTCCTTTTATAGGGTTCGGGCATTGGGTCGAATGAGAACAGGAAGTTGCCCAGATCGGTTCTCAATTCCTCATTCTCGTCAGTGAGGACTACGACTCTGGTCTTGTACTTATCCTCATATTGGAACGTGTAAGTCTTCCCAACTGTGAATTGAGGAAATCTGCTATTATTTCTGCACTTACACTTCATTGTCGTAAAATTTGAATGTTGCTTACTATAATTATAATATAAAGATGCAAAAAGTGTACCAAAGTTTAATATTTCGGCCTATTTGGCAACATTTTATCGAAAAATATTCCTAAAAATGGCAACAAAGGGGTGCAGAATATTCCGCACCCCATCATAACGCAATGATATATAACGAAATAAGTATCACAAAAACATACTCATCATTGGCGGTATCTTCGCCATTTGTTTGTTGCGTTCCACTGCCTGACGCACGAGGTTGGCATATACGGCAGCATTGGTGGTGGCTGGGTCGATAGACATCTTCAAGGTGGACATCACGAAAGCAATCTCACCAAACCATGCCTTGCGTATATCGGTGACGGTCTGCTGCTGCTTCTGACCCCGTTCCTCGGCGAGTTCAGCCAGTCGCTTAATCTCGTACTTGACCTCATCGAGCATCGCATTGCAACGGCTCTTGATGGCTTCTTCACTTTTAAGTAAATTCTCGTTCACATCCAGTTCAAGAAGCACATCTTTCGCCATGTCGCTTCGTTCCTGACTGATGAGGGCGAGGCAGATGTGCAGGCACTTCTCTTTCATCCGCAACTTTTGCTGTTCCTCAGCCTCTATCATGTCCATCTTCGCCTGCTTCGGTGAGGCGATGCACTTGTAATCTTCGAGTATTTTACTGGCGATTACAAGCACTTCCTTCCCATCTGGCTTATCGCCATCTTCAAGCAGGACGGATATTTCACCACATGACAGTTCAACAATGTCATGCAGTATCAGTTGGTCAAGTCTTGTTCTCATGTTCGGCGTGCGATATAAGCGTTGAACTTCTGGCGCTTCAATTGGCGAGCCATATCATTTCGGAAAGTTCTCAACTCTTTGGTGACCGCCTTTGTGTTAGACGCTACACGGCTTTCCAATGCCGAGTAGTCGTTAATAACTATCGGCTGGCCAGTGGCTCGGTCACGAGGGACAGCGGTGGGCAACGAAGCACCCAACGACAAAAGGTCTTTCGGGGTTACATCAGGAATAACCTCTGCTCCTTTCGGCAGGTCAAGCAGGGTCGGCTGGTCAGGCGTGACCCACGCCTTACCGTCGTACATCACCAACTCCTGGCTTCCACCATCACCGACGAGAGCAAGACCGCCGGGGTGTGGTTTTCCTTTCGTTCCCTCTGCATACGCCTTGATTGGCTGTGCAAGTGCAGTGGCAAGCTGTATCGCTCCCATAGCACCGATAAATATTGCTCCTGGAATGCCGGCAGGCCATCCCAACTGAGCGTATGTCTGCATAATACCCAATGCAGTAGCCATCCCTATCTGAGCGATAGTATTCGCTTTCTCCACCATCGCCTTGCGGTACTCGATTTGAGCCTTCTTCTTCTCCAGCTGCTCCTGCTTAGCTGCGGTTGCGGCAGCGGCATCACGCTTACGGATTTCAGCCTCCTCCTCGGTAATAGCGCCATGCTCGGCGAGGTAGTCGATGTGGTTCACCTCCTGGTCATAGCGTTCCTGCTCCGCCTCAAGCAGTTCCTCAATTTTCTGAATTTGGTTATCATACAACGCGGACATGAAATCACTAATCCTGCCGATTGCCTCACCGGCACGCTGCGCCCAGTCCTGGAGGTTCTGCTTCCTCTTGGCTGCGGCAGTCTCATCTGCCTGAACGGCTTCCTCTGTCGCCTGCTTCTCGGCATCTGCACGCTGGCGAGCCAGCTGCTTTGTAAGTTTGGTGAGTTCCAACTGCAACTTCTCACGTTCTTCTTGGCCCATATCCTCGAACTGCAACTGGCTTGATATTAGGTCAATCTGACGCTGTAGTGTGTCATCAGCATACTGGTTGTCAATTTCAGTCCTACGCCGATTGTATTCAGCCTTTATCTGCTCGACAGTTTTACCAGTGTGCTTCGCATTCCGTATCTCGGCGGAGTATTCCTTTTCAAGCTGCTCAACCTTTGCCTCGTAGTCGGCATCGGCACGCAGTTGCGCATTTGCACTCTTCTTGTTCAGAATCTCCATCTGCTTCTGTATGTGCTCCTCAAGCAAATCTTCCTCCTGCTTGCGGTACTTCGCATTGATGAGAGCCACATCGGCACCGGTCTTCTTCGCCTCTGCAATCTCCGCCTCTCGCTGTTTCTCCAGTTGATTCAACTTCAGGGTGTATTCCTCTTCGCTTCCCTCCTTAACGGTGGCAAGACGGTTCTTCAAATCAATGTCGGCACGCTGTGCGTCGTATGCGGCTTGAGCCTGCGCGAGCTTCACGGCAAGTTCCTTTGCTTTCAATAGACGTAGTTTCTCCGCAGCTTCGCTGTTGCCCTTGATTGCGTCAATCTCTTTCTTATATTGCAGGCGGATGAGGGCAAGCGTTTTCTCGATGCCGTCCTCCATCGCCTTAACCTTCGCATCTTCAAGCTGTTCAACGATTTTCAACTCTTCCTTTGCGGTATTATCAAGTTCTTTGGACTTCTTATCACTCACACCGCCACTTGCGCCAGAACCTGTGCCACCAGTTGCTCTGCCAGTCCCACCGTCGCCAATATCAGCGTTGCCGACAGCGTTATAGTCCAGTCTTGCTACCAGTTTAGGGCGCATGGCCTTATCCAAAGCGTCCGTGAAGTTATCGGCAACCTCCTTACCAAAAGACTTTGCATCATCAGCAATCTCCACGAATGTCACCTTGAAGTTTTCCATAATCTGGCTAAAACCACTGCTTACCTTTTCAGGTTTTATTGTGAAAACGCCCTCAACAATATCTCCAAGTCCCTTTAAATAGCGTCCCATTCCTTTAATGGCATCAATCACGACGTTGAAGATTACCTTGAGGGTGGCATACCCGTTTTTCCAAGCCATGATAAAGCCATTAACGGCAGCACGGAGCACAAGGCTTTCGTTATACCAGTCAATGAAATAGTTGATGAGGTCAACCACCCATTTGATGGCGGAAAAAAGACCCTCCTTTATCCAAATCTTGCACTTCAAGGTGATGCTTTCAAACCCTCCACCAGTCATGTCGAACAATGAGGCAAGCACATCGTTAAGTTCCTTGTTCACATCTACCTCCTTCAACTTCAACTTCTGCAAACTGTCCTGCTTGCCGAGCAACTCTTCCATTCCCTTGTTGCTCTCTGTGAGGAATGTGAGGAATCCGTCGCCAATCGCGCTTTCACCACGAGCACCGAACAACTCTTTCATGACAGCGGCAGCCTCTTTGCTGTTGGATCCGGTCTCCTGCAATTTGCGTGCCACCTCTGCCATGGCATCCTGAACGCTTCGTGCGTCGCTCTGGACATCCTGGCTCATCTGCTGTGCGTCAATTCCAATCGCGTTCAATGACTTGGCTGTGCCATCACTCATTGTGCGCAACTGCAACGAGGCCTTACTCATCGCCATTAACGCACGCTGGCTGTTCACACCAGCCTTATCAATCTGCGACATGGCCACAGCAGCCTGCTCCGCACTCATTCCCATCTTATGGAATGTGGGGGCGAACCTCTGAAGGTTACTAAGGTACTGCTCGCTGTTCATGCCGCCGGCGGCGAAGCCTTTTGCGATAATATCAGTAGCCTCGTTTACGCTGATGCCAAGGTTCTTCGACATCGCATTTGCCGTTTTTAGAGTTTCATTGAAATCCTTTCCGAACGTGTCGGCTACTGCTTGTACGTTGTCACGGACAGAACGCATGGCATCGCCAGTAAGCCCAGTGAAGTACTTAGTCAGGCGGCTTGCCTCAACAAGCCCCTTATTGTAGTCGTAGAACCATTTGAAGCCAGCAACCACACCTGCAATGGCAAGAACATAGGGGTTCTTCAACAAACCGAGCAGGGTTTTGCCGAAAGCCTTTAGGGAGTTCCCCATGCCGGTGAGCAGAGTTCCGCCACTGGCAGCGTTGACCGACAGCGATTTCAGCGACGAGCCAAAGGTGTTAGTGCCGCCAATTAGCCCACGGATTTGAGCCAAAAGCGCATCGCTCGCCTTGGCGTTGTCCTGCAACTCCTTCGTGTGGTCCTCGATATATTTTTTGTTCGCCTTGATTTGCTCGTTATAGGCTTGTATCTTCTGGGAAGCACCAGCCTGCCTGTCGTCAACGAGCCTCAACGCCTCTGCAAGTCGCTTGTTCTGCTGTTCCGCCTCCTCGACAGAGTGAGCCTGAACACCGAGAATATCGCTCACATCGGAAATTCGCTGCTTGTTCTCGGCAATCTTCTGGTTAATCGCGTCAAGGGTCTGCGAATAGTTCGCCTCTTGGGTGTCAAGCTTTGTCTTGGCATCCTCCAAAGCCTTGTTCTGCTCAATGCAGCCCTCGATGGTTGCTGCGTTCTGGGTGAGCACGGCATTTAGCGAATCAACTTGCACGACACCGTTCTCAAGGGCGATGGCGTAATCACCCACATTGCGGTGATGCTCACCAAGCAACTCGTCCTGGTGCTTCAGCTCGTTGCTCAACTGCTGCTCCGCCTGAATGAGCAACTGCACCTCGTCTTTTGTGAGGCTCTGCGCATCATCGGAGCGCAACGCCTGCTTCAATCGGGTCAAAGACTGCGACATATGTTCGTAGCTGCCCTCTGCACTGCTCATTATCTTCTGGTCTGCGTTGATAACTCGCTGCAACTTCTGCGACGCTACGGTGAGTTCAGTCTTTCGTGTGGTGACGGCCGCAAGACGGTCAGCATACTGCTGGTTGGTGAGCCGCCCCTGCTCGAACTGCTTCTTCAACCTGCTCTGCTCTTCGCTCACCTGCTGCAATTGTATCTTGTACTGCGCCTGGAGGTGTATGTTCTGCTGGAGCGAGCCAAGCACCTTGTCGGTGATAGCCATCGCCTCACGGTTCACCCCGTTGGCTTGCCGTGTAGCCTCGTTGGTCTGCGCCTGCTTCTGCAACTGCTCTGCGATAGCCGCTGTGGTGCTGGCTATAACCTGCTGCTGCTGTTGCAACTGCTGGGTGTACTGCTGTGTGGCTTGCGTGGCACGCTGCATCACGTCATTGGACAACTGGCGAAGCGTGCTTAAATCCCCTTGCACCTCGACAGGTATCTTTAGCCCCTTCGCGAGTTCCAAGGCACAATCCTTGAACTGTGCCATCGTTCCCTCCATCTTGCGGTCAAGTTGCTCCAGCTGGTCCAATGCCTGTTGGGCAACAAGGTCGGTAATCAATGTTTCGTTTGCCATATCAATACTGCGTTATGATTTCGATAATTTCTCCTTTAATTTCCGCTCCCTCGCTGACAAAACCATACTTCCCGTCAACGGTGCGGTACAACACTTGCGGACGGTCCAGCAAGACCGCCGTTTTCCTGGCCAGTTGCGCCTGTCTGTCGCGCTCCCTCTGCCACTGCTCTGTAACACATCTGCAACTCATAAGCTCATGAACCACCGCCTCAACCAAGGCATAAGATAGTTTGTGTTGAAATGCGACACAGCCGGGGCACTCAATGCGAAAATCTGTGAACCGTACTTCCTCTCGACCTGTGGACCGCCGTCCCAACCGAAGGTGAATATCTCCACACCCTTAGACACAGCCCTCGCGTCGATACTGCCGTGGAATGTGCCAAAGATGAATAGGTTAGGCTGGTCTATTGACCTCGCAGGTAAACCAAGGCGACTGCTCGCAACCGGTGGCGTGATGCGCATCTTCCAGTCAATGTACCTTTCCGGGTGCATATAGCACGACACCCAGTGGTCGGCCACCTCATTGAAGTAGCCTGCGTTGCGGTTGAGGAAATAGGGGTCCTGGGAGTATGACGGAAACAGCGGTGCGCCACGACCGTCAATGCCCGAATACAACTGCTCACGCACAGACACAACCATTTCCCTCTTGTTGTCGTCCATGCACTTGACAATCTCGGACTGTATCATATCTTTCGAGCGACGTATCTTGTCGCGCATCTCGGCTATCGTCATAGTGGTGGTGAATAAAAAAGGGGACACGTCGTAGCGGCGTGCCCCCGTGGGTGGTTTACTTCTTTTCGGTAATCCGCTTGTAGACGTCCGCCAACATCTTCTTGCGGATATCCTTGTCGCGGTCAAGCCAATGGACTTCGATGTGAGCCTTGATGAACTCTCGCTCGGTCATCCGCTTGACTGACGCATCGACAAAGGTTACTCCGTTGTACTTCATGCCAAATGTGGCTCAATGCCGTAGATGCCCTTCACTGCGAGGGTGGCAGCCGACTTGAGCGTGGCGGTTGTTGTGCCCGAATCCATTGTGAGGGTAAGGACCTCCTTTACGCTGTCGTAAGTTGCCGAAGTGGCACCGGTGAGCACCTCTGCCGCATTATCGGCGATGAGCTGGCCATACTTCGAAGTGGCGTCGCCCTTGCCGTAGAACTCAATCAACTTGTAGTCGTTGCCCGATGAGCCGACCTTCTCCAGCGTCACTGGCATAAGGCCATAGACTGCGGAGAGAGCATTGAAACCGAGAGGAACGACATCGAGGTTCATGATGTACTCCTCAACATCCTGATATACCACATTCACAACAAGCGAAGCCTTGTCGCTCGCACCTGGGTGGTCGTTGCCACTTGGGTAAATGGTCACAGGGACACCTGCGAGAACATCCGTGCCGTCGTTGAGGCCGTAGATGTTGTTCTTGATGTCGATGAGGTACATGTCGAACTCTTCCTCAACATTCTTGAGGATTTGCGCACGCAGGTAGTGACGGTACCTGTCGAGCGTGAGGGCGTCGGTTCGTGCGCTCATGCCGTTGTAGGCATTTGGACCGTAACCGACTTGGCTGGTCTGTGCTTCGCCGCCGTTGGGCTCCCAGTTGATGATTGTAGGGAAACCGTAAGCACGGTTTGGCACATCTGCATGGCAGGCTGTGCGGAGTGCGTCCATAGTCTCGTAATCGAGCTTAACGCCGTGTTTTGTCAGCACAAGTGCCTTGATTTTGTCATAGTCGATTTCGCAAACCGACTTTCCAGTGAAGAAACCTACACCTGGACACGTTCTAATTCTTGCCATAGTTATAATCTACATGATTGGTTATTAACTTTAATTTCAAGCGAGCGGATATCGATAGCGTCAATGGGTTCGCTCACTTCCTGACCGCTCGGCGTTACTGCGCCATAGCGTCCATAGTCGAAGTTCTTACTCATCGTGTGGGGAACATACTCAAGAGCTCCATACGCCCAGTCAAAACGCTGGTCGGACAACAATACCTCAATCAGTCTCTCGTAGATCGGCAACAATATGCGCTTGAACGAAGTCTCCATACGCTTCTCATTACTCCAGTCCTTCCTTGATGAACATGCGATGATGAGGTTTATCTTCGTCTTGTACTGGTAGTCGCCTGAATCGACAGTCACCACATTCGGGGTCTGCAAGGCAATCAGAGGGAACTTCACCGGCATGGCGTTCGCACCCTTTGACCGCATGTCAAGCATATCCTTCACATACTGGGCAGAACCGAAGATGTAGTTGATGTCCACACCGTCCAGCTCATCGGTAGTGCCGTCTGTCTTGGTCTTGGTGATTATCACAGACTTGCCGACACTCTCGACTATCCCCTTGAAAATATCCTCTATCTGGTCCATCATATGTTGTACTGGTTAATTTGAGTTATCATTTCAACATTGTAATAAACATCGTAGTCGCTCAATTCCGCCCACTCAACGAATCGCTTGTTGAGCTGCACCATATCGTTCCATACCTTCACCATGCGCTGGCGTGGAGGCTGGTTCTCGTTGGCGCTCTTTATCTTCACCAAGCCCGTGACGGTCATGTTCTGGTTGACATCGCCAGCAAGCTTGAAATAGACATAGTGGGCGAACGGCATCCGAAGGTGGCTGCAAAGTTCCTCCGCCTTTTCATCAGTATAGCCGTCGTCTGCCTCGCACTTGGAGAGGTAATCGGTGACCACTGACGCGACACCCTTGCCGACCATCTTCAACAGGAACTCGTCCTGATACCACTTAATGTAGCCGTTAATGCACTCCTGCACATCGGCAGCATTGTTGTCGAGGTCGTCAATGGCACGTGCGTTCATCACTTGCAACGGACCGACGTAGAAATATGAGCAATCTATGAGGTTCATTTTACGATATTACTTTTTACCCTTTTTTGGCTTCTTGCAGTCTGTGACAGCGACTTCCTTATCATCGCTCACATCTGCGCTCTTATCATCTTCTTCACCGATGGTAGGTGCTTCTTCACCAATGGTAGGTGCTTCTTCACCGATGGTGAGTGGGGTGAATGTGATTTCACCCCTCAACACTCTGATTCGGTTCTCTTGAAGCAGTTTAGCCAAAGCGGGACCTTCAACTATATACTTCATAGGCGGTTTATTTAGTTACAGCAGTCTTGAGTGCTGCGAGGTCGCCATAGGCGAACGCCCAAGGATTGTAAATCGGGAAGATAATCTCTTCCTGGGCAATAAGCACAACCTGATTGGTGAGCTTGGTCTCTACGTCCTCAGCCCACTCAAGGTTGAGGTTGGTGTAGTCAACGAGCGCGGCAGCAACTGCCGAGAAGTCGCCGACAAGGTACTTGCCTGCTGGAATGCCAGTGTACTCAATGATAACACGACCTGCGATAGTCTTCACTCCTCCGTTGTTCTGGACGAGATCCAGGTTGCGACCAAGGGTGTCCTTCTCGCTCTCGATGGCGTTTACGGTGATTGGGTTCAGCACGATAGCGGTAGGAGTGTACTGTGCGTAGGTCATCACTGCAAACGCGGTCTTGATGATATCAAGGCTGTTAGGAGCTTCAATGCTCTTGAAGCCGCCGTTGTTCACGACGAAGGTCATCTTGTCGACGGTGGTCTCTGCGGTCTCCAGTTTGATATCTGGGAAAAGGAGCTGACGGTCATTCATCTTGATGACATCTTGAACCGAGTTGAGGGCGGTCACATTGGTGGCACCTGCAAACTTGATTTTCATGCCGTCGAGAATTTCGGGGTAGGCGTTGGCGAACTCTACTATAACACCACCGTTGGTGTTATAGGCGGTCACACTCTTTACAGAGCCGGCAGCACCGCTTACGATAGCCTCGCTGATGATTTTCTCGATGCTCTCCACACCCTTCTTGTTCACAATACCCTCAAGGTTCTCACCGTTGCCGTCACCGAAGAGGATATTCCAGTCCTCAGCCATGTAAACGGCTTCTGGGAGCATAGCGACGATATAAGACTGGATGTACGCACGGCTTTTGAGCATTCGCTTGCTGACACGCAGGTGGGTACCGAGGCGCTTTGTGCTGACCTGGTTTTCCTTCACGCTGATGTGAGATTCTGGCAAAGTGCCGTTCTCGGTCACATAGCGGGCGTTGCGGTCCATGTTGGTGATTTCTGCGAATGCCAGCTGTGGATAGGCAGGATCGCCTTGCAAAGCGGTGAGGATGTCGCGCATGTGAAGACGCTTTGGGGCGATTGGGTTCACCACGCGGTTCTGCTGCTGGGTGATGAGGATATTTCCGCTGTAATCGTCGGTCATTGACACGATGTCCTTGAGGGTAAAGCCAGAGAAAACGCCTGACTTGCGGCTCTTGCCTTCCTCGAACTCACGGAACTTCTCGCTGTCGAACATGTCGTTCAACTTCTCTGTGAAGCTGTTGACTGCGTTCATGGCACCTGCGCCCTTCTCCTTTGCCTTGGAGATAACCTCCATGGCTTGTTTCAGCATGTCGCGCAAATCCTCGTTGTCCTTGATAACTTGAGCGAACTTATCGGCATCGTAGCCTTTCAGTTGCTCGTTGATAATCTCAAATTGGTCACTCATGTCCTCCTTGGTGATGACACCTTCCATTGCCTTGTTGACAACGTTGCACATCGCGCCAAGAATGTTATCCATGAAACTCTTCTGTTCGGTGTCCTTGATGTTCTCAAGGTTATAACCGAAGTCTGATTTGTCTACCTTCTTGAAGGCCATAACGATAAAAAATTAAGTGGTTAATGTTTCTCGATAGCAGCGTTGAGGCTTCCGAAGAAAGTGCCGTCGGCGGCTTTCTCCTCCTGTTCCTCTTCCTCTTCACGAGTGTCGTCTGACGGCTCGTCTTCGGTCTTCTCTGAAACAGGAGCTTCTTGCCCAAGCGTGATACTCGAATTGAATACTCTTGAATAGCAATGCGGACAGTAGGCGTACTCGGCGACGTCGGCAAGCGACTTCTGCACGAGCTCGGTGTCTATCTTACCGTCACACTTGCTCAATATAGGGTTGAGAATGGCAAGCACAGCGGCACGGATTTCGGGCTTCAGCTTGCTCATCTCTTCACGAACAATGCCGTCAGTAAACCAACGCAGGTAACTGTTGGCAATCTCCAACACCTGCTGGTCAAAGGTGTGCCTGTCGGCATCGTCCCAAACAAACTCCTGCCCACAATGGGGGCATGTCACAACGACTGCGCCCTCAAGCGCCTTGTTAAGCATGTCAAGTCTCATTTCGTATTGTTTTAATCGCTCGTCCGTGTAGCGCATCTGCAATGCGCGGCGGATGAACTCGATGTTGTCCCTAACAGTGGCTGGGTCGTCGTTCTTGATGCCTACAAGGAAAGTCTGAGGGTTGCTGCCCCACGAGGTGAGCGTGCTGTACTCCCACATCTTCCATTCGAGAACCTTACGCTTGTCCTCACTGTCGCGCTTGATGGCTTGCACGCCGATGGAGTGCTCCAGTGTGCGACCTGCTGCCGCATAAAGTTTGTAATCCTCCAGTGTGTCGCGTCCAATCTGCTTCGCGAGGTTGAGCTGGCCAACCATCACAAGGTTGCCGTCGCGCTCCTCTCCCTCAAGAGGGACACCAAGCAACTGGGTCGTGTCGTGGTTGAGAAACCACTTCATACGGGCAATGTTCTCTTTCAGCGTCTTGTTGAACGAACCCGGCATTGAGATGTCATTCTGGGAGTCAACAATACCGATGCCGTTAACGGCTACCGTGACGATGCCCTTCGCCTCGTCCAAATCATTCGCCTTCGTCTTGTATAGCAGGCGTTGATAAATCTCCTTCATCTTTTTTTGGGTTTTGGTTACTAAAAATTTTCACTCTCTCTATTTCTTCAGGCGTCATCTCCGTGACGAGCTTATCGTACACCGGGTCCTCAACCTGTTCATATCCTTGCTGTGACCGCCAGTCGTTCAGCGTTATCAGTCCGCTCTGGAACTCAATCTGGCATCGGTCGGTGATGCTCCTGTGAACCTCCTGCTCCTCTTTCTTGCCGGTCTGCAAGCAGCTCACCTCGCTGAAATCTGCGTCAAGGTAAAGACCGTCCTGGTCAAGACCGAGGAAATGTGTGAACTCCTGGCAGAACCTCTGAACCATCGGTATAATCACCGAGGTGTAGACCGCCTTCTCTGCGTTTGCCTGATTGGCGTATGTCGCCTGGTCCTTTCGAGGTATCAGCACAGGGGGAATGCCATATGCGCCGGCTACCACTACCGCATCAGCCAATGTTTCGTCAAAAGGCTGGAGGTCGGTAATTGAAAGGTTGGTGCGGACGAATGACAGTTTCACATCGCTGATGCCGTAAGGGTACTTGCCGTCACCGAATCCGTACATCTTGTCCGCCTCGTCAAGCACCTGCTTCTTCTCGTCTTTAGTGAGAGCACGAGTGCCCATTTCGTCACTTGTCTCGCTCACGAGCCAACCCAATCCGCCACGCTTGACGTAGATTACATTTCTTGCCTCGTACACGGCGATGAGGTTACTTATGGCTTTCAGCACAGAGCACAGACGGCTCTTCGCCTTCAATGGGTCGCTCTCGTAGAAACCGAGCGAGTCGTCAGTGTCACGAAACACACACTGCGGAGCGATGGGATTGTGTATGAACCTGCCGTAATTGTGGTAGTATGCGTTCACCACGTCCTCAATATCGCTAACGCCATACATGTCGCCCATGGCGCTCTTGTATTCAATGGCAACGTAAGGAGCCTCAAGCGTGATGTAACGGTCACACCACTTGTAGAGCGTCTTAGAATTGACAAACACATCGCTCATGGCTGCCTTGATGTATGAGTTGCCGGTAAGCAACTTGTAGGCGAAGTGCTTCCAAAGTGTGCGGTACCATGACTCGAACGCGTTAGGTCTGACAAGCAGATTGTTCGCAAACTGGTTGTCCCAAACCACGGTGTCATCCTTGAACCTCTTCAGGATAAACTTCGCACCAGCAGCACGGCTGGCTATATAGTTCACTGGCCAAGCCACCTCAGGCACGGAGTTGAAAAGCGTAACCCAGTTGGCATTAGCAACATAGGGCATGGCAATATCGTGCATCAGCTGCATTCTCCGTGCTGTGATTCCGCTGGAGGTGGTAGCAGGCTGACTTCCCTGTACAGGTGTCGCGCTCTTGGTGATGAAGCCTAATGTTTTCAGTATGCCCATGCGTAATTTTTTAATCTCTTTGCAAAAATATTTACAAAAAAGGTCGGTTTCGCAGAACACTAAATTCTTGGAAACCGACCCGAACGAAGAAATATGGATTTATTTGCCTAATTCTTTACTAACAACTTGATTTATAGATTTATAAATAAATTTTGCATCGTAAATAAAAAATCACACTCGTTGCTTGAGGTAATAGAATGGACTGCCAACTATTGAGAGATAGCCAGTTGTGGCAGGGAGCAGTTGACCGTAATTCCTCTTGATGATGTACTTTGTGTTCAGTGAGCGTGTGCACACATGTTTTCCGAGGCGTGTGTCTGTGTAGAGGTAAATCATCTTTTCCCATACGCCACCGCTCATTGATTGTTTCACCACCACCTCGTCGCCGTAGTGGATGTCAATGCCGTTAATCGTGTTGCCGTACTTCTTGAATTGCGCCCAGAATTTATCCTCGTCAAACATATTGGTGACATCTTTCTCAATGTTTGCGTCATCGTCGAAGAAGTAAACATTGTTGACGTTGATGTCTTCGAGGTCGCCGACCTCAATGTGTGAATCGTAGTGGGTGCCGAACTCGTGGTCAAAGCTATCATCAACTTCCTCCACATCAAATCTCGCATTAACGCTTACGAAGAAGTGGCCAATCTCAATTTCCATTGGGCAAGTGGTATCATCTTCACTTTCGGGCGTGAACTCAGTATTCATAATCTCTTCATACAGTTTCTCGTAGAAGTCGCTTGGAAAAGAAATGTTAGTGTTCATATCTAAGATTATTTAAATATTTGACTTATAGTGTTTTATTTGCTTATATATATGCAATTTTTGTACCCAAAAGCATTGTTTTTGCCGTTTTTTGTCGCCTTAACATTTGCTGACAAATCACAAGCCGTTCCTCACTATGATGCGAGCAAGCCCGGAAAGTGCGGCACTCGCACCCACGGTATCGTCTGAAGAGGTGTCGGAATAGTCCAGCACGTCGTTGATGAACTGGCCATATTCTGCCTCTTCAAGCATATCCGGGTTGATACGTACATGCGAGCGCACCCAGTCACTCGTGGCCATGATGCGTGTCCGAACATCTGCGCCCATCCTCAGAACGCTTACATTACCGAGTGAGCTGCGCAGGTTGCGCACCATCTGGAAATAGGCAGGTGGGCACTCCACCATGTACTGGTCTGCCGGCAAAGACATGACCGCTCGCTCTATTTCCTCGTTACCCTTGACACCACGCCTGCAAACATCGGTAAGGTGCCACCTATCACCGACACGTGCCAGACGGGCAAGGATGAACAATCCGCCAATGGACGGAATGAGATAAACCACCGTGCGCTCGTAGTCGTACTCGGTAGATGGATTGAACATATTGAACTCGCTCTCGCTGTACAAAGACCTCTTTCGTCCCATACTGAAATCCGTGTACTGCTGGCGCAACAAGTCATGTGCTATGTAGCGGAGACAGTCACTCACGTGCCCGTGCGCCTCGTACTTCTGCTTTGTCACTGGGTTGGTCACCTTCTGCTTCGCTATCGCACCGTTCTCGTCTTTCTGCACAGCCTGATAATCGTCTATGCTCACTGTGCAGTCATTGTCAATACGGATTGACACACCTGGGACACGCCCATCCCACACGGCGTTGATGAACTCGCCAGTAGTGGCGACACTCGGATTACGCTTGCCTATGTTGTCCACCACAACGAAGCCCTCACGCTCAAGCTCGTCAATCACCAAGTCAAAGAACGAGCGGTTCTCGCTGTCAATGGTGTTGGCAGCCTTTCCTGACGCATCGCCATGCAGATACACCTTATCGCTGTAACCGTACTCTTTCAGCCTTTTGGCAATGACTTTCGCCGCCTTGCGTGCAGAGTTGTTCGGGCTCTCTATCGGAAGCTCGTCAATCTGCGTAACTTGCTGAACATCGTCGGGCTTATACTCTTTTTGGAAGAAAGTGGCAGTCACATATGGCAGCACGTTGGAGTCCATGCTGATGTGGATAGGCAGTTCAGGGTTGTACTTGAACCTTCCGCACACCACGCCATGGCTGAACGAGGGGAAGAACTCGGCACCAGTGCGGATATGCCCCCACTCACCGAGCGCATACACCTGATAGTAGTCGGGGTCGTTGATTCTGTCGTTCTCGAAGGTGGCAATCGCCTGCTGGTCGTAGTAGCCGTATTTGCCGTCCGGAGAGCCAACTACCCAAAAGTTGTTGAGGTAGGTGGACTGGATAACGATTGTGTCCGGCGCATGACGGTCATACTCACCTGTGTTCGGGTTGAGTATCATCTTCTCGCTGTTCATACGCACAGACTTCACTGCGCACAGCTCTTGCGGAAGCGTCTCATTGCCTATGGTCAACGCCATGGGAATATCCTGCCACGTCTCACGGTCAAACCATTTCTTCTTTATCCAGTGCTCCTCGCTGATCGGGTTGAAAGCGGCGACAATCTGCTGACCCTCCTGGCCACGCAAACGCAGACGGATTTGCTTGAAGTCCGTCTCATCGTATTCCGACAACTCATCGAGGAACACACGCTTGTATTGGCTGATACCCTTGATTTTCTCTGGGTCGTCAAGACCACTGAAATCAATCTTGCCGCCGTCATTAAACACTATACTGTTCTGCTTGAAACGGCAGCACTCAGCAAGACCATCTATGCCGTTGATGGCTGCCTTGAAGTCGGCGTATATGGTTTTCTCTATCGATGCGCCAACCTTGCGCATAACGAGCATGTTGCAACCCTCATAGAATGCGAGGATAGCGAAGAACTGCGCCACCGAGAAAGACTTGCCAGATGACGAGCCTCCATAAAGCACGATGAAGCGCACACTCTTGTCGAGCGTGTACCTCCATAACCAAAAGGCGTTCGGTGAAAACAGTTCCCTCTCTAATTTCATCAGTCTTTCTTTTTTGGGGCGAGCACAAGCTCTCCCTTGTCGGTTGGAAGCTCATGGCGTATAGTTTCCACATACTCGCCAATTACCTCAAGCATCAACTTTATTGCATTCGGATCGCCCTTGCCCATACAGCGGTTGATGAATCCGAGCGCAATCATCAGGCGTGGTGTGACATTCTCGGCGATTTCGGGGGGATAACCGAGGTTGATGATGCGTTGCCGCACCTTGTCGGGTTCCAACTGCACATCGAGGAGGCTGGCGATTGTCTCTTTCATCGTGCGCTTCTCGGTTTGCACTTGGTTGGAAGCGGCTGCACCCTTGCGTGCGATTTTCCGTTGTGTTTCCGTTGTGTTCCGTGCAAATCTACCCTTGTTGTCACGGAAAGCCTTAGTCTGCTTTGGGTTACTGTTAGCCATTGCAATCCTCCTTCCTCACGGTGCTTGTGTGCACCATGTGCCATATATCATCATCGGTCACAATGTAGCTGATGCCGTCCTCGACTTCGAGGCGACCTATAACCTTGCGGCCAGACGGTGTTGTTCCTGAATATTTCTCCATAGTAGTGAATTAAAAAAACCGCTGGTGACCCGGTTGAACGTAGCACACCAGCGGTCGCGTCAAACATCTATATCACATCTTCCGATGCTTCAAACACCTGTGATATTCCCTCTGCGATGCTTTTGTATTGCAAAGATACGGTGAAAATCGAATGGTTCACCGATTGCTCAAAATTGTCGAGTGGCCGCAAGTCGTCCGTGTAGCTCAGATTCAGCGGCATGTGCTTCGCCACCTCGTCGCAGAACTCACGCACGGTGTTGCCCACAGGGTTCACCACGTTCACCAGCTGTCGGTTGCAGGTTGAGGCGTAGACAAGTGCCTCCACGGCATCGCCGATATAGGTGAAGTGGCGCACGTTGCGTCCGCCATTGTAGATTGTGCAGGTCTCGCAGTTCATCAGATTGTGCAGCAGAGTTCCCTTTCGAGGTGCTGGACCATACACGTTGTGAAGCCGGACGCCTGTCGCTCTCGGGCAGTAGGCTTTCGCGAACTGCTCGTTGAAGTGCTTCGTCATGCCGTACATCGAGGTTGTGTTGCAGGCGTTGGCTGTGCTGCTTGAGGCATACACCAGTTTCACGCCGTAGCGCCGGCAGGCGGTTGCAACCACCATGAACGCATGGACATTCTCCCTCTCGATGTCGTCGAAGCGGTCGTTGAACACGCTTGTCTCCGCCGCCAGATGAAACACCACATCAATTCCGCCGTCAGCGAGCAGATGCTCGATTCGGGCTGCGTCACCGCCAATCTTCGTGTCGATATGCACGACATCGCATTGCGGTTCGAGTCTTCGGCACAGGGCTTTCCCGATGAAGCCCTCACTGCCGGTCACTATTGCTCTCATAGGCTTTCTTGTGCTGTTGGTCTAAATGTTAAACTATGGCACAAGGTTGTCGAATAGACCGGGAACCCTCGGAGTGAGGGCTTCGTGCTCCTCGTGGAAGAACTGTTCCCTGGTCTTGCCCATCTTCTTACCCTTGCGAGTGTGCACGTCGTAGGTGTACTCCGGCACTTCAATCGGCTCTGGCAAATCCATCGGCTCACGCCTCGCATCGTCAAGCGCAAAAAGCACCCTCTCGTCGGAGAGGTCGAGGCGGTCCACCGCAAGGTTGTTGAGGTGGTCTGCGTCCCTTGACTTGTAGCACTCGCAGAGCAGTATCACCGCCTTGCCGATGAAGATGCGACCTTTCGGCTCCTTCGCTCCTCTGTTCACCAGCACATAGCCGTTGTGAAGAGCGTCAATCTCGTGGGTGATGAGCCCCCAGCAGTCCTCGGCACTTATCGTGTAGAGCCTTTTCCACACATAGTTGCCGAATCCCGACTGCCACAGCTCGACACCGAAGAATGCCGCCACCACCACATCGTTGCGGCGGATGCTCTTCTGCAATGCGCTGGCTACCTCATAGAAGTCGTAGCCGTTCTTTGTCCTCAGTTTGAAACTTCCCATTTTTTACTTAAAGATAATCATTTTTTACGATATATACACTGATTTTCAACGCATTAACATTATATTAACCTTTATCAAAAGGGGAAGCTCGCACTGATGTTGTACTGCACCAGCGACTTGGTCTTGTTCTTGCCGTTGTTGCCTTGACCTTTCAGCTTGATAGCCTCGCCGAAATACTTGCGGATAAGCAGTATCGAGCGTTGCTCCTCGTCCTGGTTGCGGATCGCCGACAGTCCGCCGGCATTGACGAACGTGTTCTTCTGCTCGAAATTGTATCGCAGGTCGGTGAGCACACGCCGCTCGGAATACTTCATGTAGCAGCTTATCCAAAAGTCCTCCTTCAGACGGAGTTCCTCGTTCCACCAGGTGTTCTTGTTGTAGCGCACGCCGTAGCTGCAACCCGTTATCATCTTGTCGAGTGACAGGTATTCGGTCTCGTCGTACATCACTGGAGATATGCGGCTGGTGAACCCGAACAGGTGCACATCGAGCAGGCACGCTATCTCGTACAGGTTCTCGATGATGGAGGTAATCTCCGACTTGCCGTGCACCCTCGCGCTCTCGCCTTTCTCGCAGTACAGCCGCTTGCAGGCATCCACATCGTCGTCGAGCATGAACAACTCACGGAAATGCTTCGCCATCCAGTTGCGCTTGGGTATCAGCCCGACAACATCATCTGGGTGTGCGACAATCTCACAGTCGGGATTGTAGTCCCTGTATATATCCACCTGGCTCTTCGCCACGCAGATAATCGGGTCGTTCACAAGGTACTTCGCGAACACCCTGTCGTGCCGCTTGTGGCTCGGTATGACAATTCTCAACTTGCTCATGCCTTAGCCCCTCCAAGGCTCTTGGCTATCGCCTCACGGAAATCGGCTATCGATATGATGTTGCTCTTGCTCACCTTTCCGGTCTTGTACGACCTCATGTGCTGCATGTCAAGCGTCTCACGGAGCCAGTTGCTGTCAACCTCGTTAGAGGACTGAATGATGAACAACTCGTGGTGCTCGTCGTATTTCGGTATCAAAGGATACACTGCGGTCTCGTTGTCCATCGAGTCAAACCTCTCCCGGAACTTGTCCTTCTGCTTCGGCGTGTCGAACTCCATGCCCCAGTCGGAGAGCTCGCTCTGGAACTCCGCCCACTCGTTGGCGATGACGTCCTTGTCGTCCTCACCGTAGTTGATGTTGTCCTTCGCCGCATACTCACGGAGTTTCCTCGGTGGCGTGTCGGGAGGCAGCACCTTGCACGGCACGGTCTTGTAGCCAAGTTCCTTGCAGGCGCGAAACCTAAGGTTGCCGCACACGACGACATAGTGGCCGTCCATGTACTCCACAACGATAAGTTCGCGTAGTTCCAGCATTTCCGGGCTCTCCTCGATACTGCGCTTGGTCGTCTCGTATCGCTCTTTCCTGACCAGTCGCGGGTTTCTCGGCAATCCGGGCACTTGCCCCTTGTTTGGTGTGATAAGGGGCACTTCAATCTCTTTTCTTTCCATTGCTTTCGGATTTCTTCAATAAAAAACTAAGTCGTCAATTCTCACGAAAGCAACATCAATCCTCACTGTTCAACAACCTCCAAGCGATGCGGTCCTTTATGGCCTGCTCGATGTTCTTGCAGCCGAGCTGGCGCATGGCGAGTGCCGTGTCGATGATGATGTCGGCGGCGAGTTCCTCACGCTCGCTGAACTCCTTCTCGTAGGTCTGGCAGGCATCATCCTGGTGCAACGGAACCACGAACCCGCTGTTCAGATGCAGCGGCGGACGGTTCCAGTGGCAGGCGTCCATGCGCCTCCAGTCCCTTGACACACGGATAGACATCGCCCTCTGCGATGTGGTGGAGGTGATTTCATCGCGCTTTAGCATCTCATCGTGCAGCTCTTTGGTCAATTTGTTAAGTGTAATCATAAGCGGATTAAATGTTGCTGAATAGGTTCATTTAGGGCGGTCTGATAGTCATAGTCATAGTGGTTATGGTGAATTACTGCGATGCCTCCTGCAGTGCCTCGATGAGCTTGCCCACCAGCGGAAGGGGAATGGAGATTCTGAACCTCTGACCCCTGCCGTGGTCGTTGTGCTCCGTTACCATCAGGTAAGGGCGCTTCCCATCGATGCCCTCATGGCGGTCTATGGAGAACTGCTTGCCCGTGCTGTTCACCCATATCGTCTTGCTTACATTTTCCATGCTGTCGAGTTTTAGTTTCAGTTTAGGAGCACATCAACGATTTTCGTCTCCTTGATGTACTCAATCTCATATTCCAAAAAGCTGAGGCGCATGTGCTCTCTTGCGTGCTCTTTCGCCTTGTCGATGCTCTCGGCTCGGAAAAGCACGAACTTCGGGTTCCGGCGCTCGTTTCCCCCGTCGTTGTATGTGATGAGGATGAACTTCACGAGGAAGAACAGCTCACCGTCATTGAACACCACCTCGTCGTACTGCGCACGCTTCTCGGCAATCACCTCGAACACACCTTCGGTTTCGGTGTGGACACACTCGGTGGTTCGCGCCTCCGCCTCTGTGAAGGTCATAGCGTCCACAGCGTAAATCTCGCTCACATTCTTCATCGCGCCAGAACTCATCATCCTGTAGACTTTTACCTTTACTTCAAAAAATCTCATAATCTTCTATTGCTTTAGTTGTAAATCCATTGTTTTCAGCAGTCGCTCTATCGCGTCCACATTCGCCGCTCCGAGGAAGCGGACTGCCAGCAGTTCCCGGCGCGTGTGTCCGCAAAGGGTTTTGAGAGTGGTTATCCCTTGCCCCTTGAGTATCCGCAGGGCGTGCGGTGGGAAACCGAGTTCGTTCAGTCTTGCACGCTTGACCTGGGCCATATGCAGCTCGTTCTGGTTAAGTAGTTCGTCGATGTCCATATTTTCAGTCCGTCAATTTTTTGGCTTTTACAATTTTTTCTTCCATAATTTTTTTATTTTTAAATTATTATATAATTTTGCAACTGGTTCGGGTATCGGTCGGAATGCAGGTAATCTCCGGAGTGAAGCCAGATATGTGGCTGGACTTGGTATGAACGTCGCGTAGCCAACCTGCACTGTCCTACGCAATCATCACCGCTCACTACTATGTGGGCGGTTTTTGTATGTCATTATGGTAATGCTCATACACCTTACCACTTTTTGAAATCACTATTATCCTTTTGAATCGAAACATACGATTTCTGCTATTATGCTGTTCATAACGTCTAATACCGGCCTCTACCACATTGCGGTCATAGGAATGATATTTATCATAAATTACCGCAACATCAATCTTTGCTCCTTTCCTTGCCTTTTCAGCGCCATGGTCAAGTGCTCTCTTTACTGATTGCGCACCTATTTCATTTCGTAATGGCTTGTCTCCTTTAGGATTTGGAGTTCTTTGTTCAAAAGAATAGCTGAACACATAACCATCTGGTGTTGTCGTTTGCCCAGTCTCGTCTTTAAGAACTACCTTATAGCCAGCGTCAGCCATGTGGTGAGCCGCCTCTATTTCCTCCATCTTGTGTTTGGCCTTGCCTTTCTCTATAGCCACATAGCCACCACCATCCTTGCTCATCTCAACACTGGAATACAAACCCGATGCCAACATTGCTTGTACCTCTGCCATTCGTGCGTTATATTCCACACTGCCACTTTCAACAGTCCTGTCAACTCCATAGTCTTTCATTGCTTTATGTTTTTGTCGGTGATGAAATCAGCAACATAGAGCAACGAGTGCTTCATGCAGTATTCGTGAATCTCCTTTCCTCCGCCATAGACAATGAGGTTTGGAGTGTCAAGCCCTGAAATCTCACACGCTATTCGGTGTTCAAGGACAAGTCCGTCAAGTCGTCCACGGTAGCCGCGAGTACAGAAAGCATTGTAGCCATGCGGAACGCCAAGGCGGTTGAAATCTGCAAACTTTGCGCTCACGTTGAGGTCAACATAGACTTTCAGATCGCAGTTCTGCCAGTACCTGAAGAGCCACCGCTTCTTGTAGATGCGCTCAAGACCTCTCGCAACAGGTGTCGATTGGAATATCGAGTAGTTGACCTCGACAACCTGCTTAATATTGCTGTTAAGAATTTTTGCAGGGTTATTCCACACCGTTGCAAATCGGTAGTCATCTACATAGAAATGAAGCGTTTTCGCCCTTGATGTCTTGTACCCAGCACCGACAGGAGCAAATGGAAGTTCCAGTGCTCCAGCCTGACCGTCGAGCGACAAGCAAGGTATGTCGTATGGGTTATCCGATGGGTACAAGTAATCTCCCACATCGTGATTAGTAATTATTGCCATATTTGTGCTGTTGAGTTTGTTAGAAATTAAACAGATGCAACTGTTGAGGTTGAGGGTGGTTGTCAACCCCAGCAGGTTCAGTAGAGGCATGTTCAGTCAGAGCGCTCTCTACATGGCTGCCTCTATGCACAAGTTCGTATCGACGCGCCCAGTACTCCTGCTCGGTCAATTTACGGATGCAGCAGCAGGGGTTGGGAATGGGCCACTTGATTTCATTGACCTCGTAAGCTCCGAGGAAGTTTTGTTCAAGTGCATTATGGTTGACAACCTGCCCTATCATCCCATGCACAATGAAGTTAAGGGCACACATCTTCACGCACACAGGGTCGAGGTCTTCGGCATAGTAATAGAAGAATTTGCTCTTGTCGCTGATAGCGAAGTGAGCGAGCAAGGTGCGTCCGCTGCCACAGGCGCAATCGTTGATTGTCCTGCCGGCATCCGAGTACACAAGTTCAGCCATTGTTTTGCACAATGGTAGGGGGGTAAAGAACTGCCCATAGCTCGAGGACTTGAACTTTCCTTTCACCATTTCCTCATACATGATGCCGAAAAAGTCAAATGCACCGTCTTTCTCGATTCCTTGCGCGGAAAGAGTAAGCCATTGGCGCATCAACTCAAAGAGCACAGGATTTTCTTTCTCACGCTCTTTGAACAATTCGGCATAGTCGCATTTGTGGCGCATGACTCGCTTGACATCAAAAGACTCGATGAAGAAGTCTAACATCTCCTCAAAACAAATGGATAAATCCTTGCCTTGAATATAGCCGTACTCGACTAATCTGTCAATTGCTTGTTTCATTACCAATTCACATTGCGGTTAAACATTCTTTGCTGCTCCTGCTGGTTGCGTTTGATGTAAATCATAGTTGTTTCAAGTCCCGAATGTCCAAGCAGGTCTGCCAACTCTGTAATATCCTTGGTTTTGCTCCTTTTGAGATACATCTTGGCAAAGAAATGGCGGAAAGCGTGCGGATGGCACTTGCCTTTCGGCATTCCGGCTTTCTCGCCCACTGTACGGATATACTGTGCAATTCCACGAGTGGAGCACAATTCGCCAAACCTGTTTTTGGCGACATATCCAGTAAGCCCATTTTTGGCGGCATATTCGGCGCACTCCTCTTGGACGCTCTTACTGAAAAAGAAGCGTCGGACTTTGCAGCCCTTGCCTTTCAAGTCCACATGACCATCGGCAATCATCTCGTAGGTGAACATCTTGAACTCGTGGACACGGGCCCCTGTGGTGGAGAGGAGCCTAAGCCAAATGTAAACTTTGGGAGCTTTCTCTTTGGCGTAAGCCAGTAATTTTTCCACCTCTTTCTCGGTGGGAATGTTTTCGAGGCTCAAGGTTCTCGGTATCTTGATGTGCTTGACCTCAACACGCTTGCCCAGACACCGTGCCAGGCACTCGACAGCATTCAGCCTGATATTGATTGTCCGTGGAGCTTTGTTCTCTGCTTCGAGTGCGGATCGGTAACTCTTGACAATCTCCGTGCTGACCGTTGTTGAATATTTGAGGAACTCCTTTACACCGAAGATGTAACCTCTGACTGTATTGGGAGAATATGCGTTTTCTTTCTCAATCCATGCCGAAAAGCCGTTGAGGATTTCCTGTGCTTTTTTGTCGAGTGCGGTTCGCTTCTCAAGTGCTTTCGTTATCGCCCGTCTCCTTTGGCCACTGATTTTCACGCCACAGAAATACAGGAAATCCCTCACTGCGGTTTTTTGATTCTCGACGAGGACAAGTTCCGCTGCATGGTCTTCGTAGTATTTCCTGTAGCCTTTCTTGCTGATTTCCTCCGCATCCTGCAAGAAAGAGAACACATAGCCAATCTGCCGGTCATAGAAGCCAGAGCCTTTTGCTGTCACTTGAGCGACATAGGAGCAAAACAGTTCTTGCCTTTCAGATGTCAATATACTTCGTTTGTTCATTTTACTCTTTTTATGAGCCGTCCTTTTGGCTCCAGTCCCCAACGGAGGCGGAGGCGGTCGGCTCGGATTGATTTGTTCCTGTTGTCTTGCATCTTCGCCCTGGCCTCAGCCTTTCTATCGTCGGACAGGTCATCGAAGTTTTTCCTCACCTGCTTTTTCCTGCTGATGAGGTAGAGGTTTGCCAGTACGCAGTTCAGCGTGTCGCCGTCCTTGAACTGAACGCAATGCCCTTTGGGGATTGGACCGTGGGCTTGCTCCCACAGCCAGCGGTGCTTCGGCATCATGCGTCTGCCCTCAGGCTTTATCCAAATGTAAGTTCTGCCCCCCTCATTGCGGTGGCACTCATAGCCCACTGGCCGCAGAGTGGGAGAATTGGGGTTTGCACGACCTGGCTTGAACTGCGTCCTGGCGCTGTTCTGCATTCCATCGTCACTCATCCACTCTTTACTGCTGACACCCTTGTTGAACGGTCGGGTGCCTTTTCTGAATATTCCGACACTCCTGCGCTCACGCATGAACGCCTTGTCCTTGCGCAAGCCGAGGGCAAAGGCTTTCGCCTGCACGCTTCGTGGCGAATGGTGAACCCACACGGCGATGTCGGCGCAGGTGCGATTGGCGTAGTGCTTTTTCAGGTAGTCAATCTCCCACTGCGTCCATCGCCTCGCTTTTGGCTCTTTTATTTTGTCCTTCATTTCGCTAAATCTTTTTAAGGTTGAACAATTCGGCTTGAGTGTAGCCCTCATGCCACTCTCCGACAGTACGCGGATTCTTCATGAGGTTATACTTCGCCTCGTTTATAAGCCAACCGGCTTCATCATACTGGAAAGCCCACTTATCACCAAAGCGGTGGAACATCTCATCACGGGCTTGCTCATAGCTGGCCGCCTCAATCACATGGTAGCAGCAGCGGTGCGGCTTGTCTATACCGACACCGAAAGTGAAATAGTATCGTTCCATCAGTCCTTTAACACTCCTTTCTGCATATAGCCGTTTTCAAACAGCCATACGACAAGTTCAAAAACTTGATTGAGTAAACTTTTTGAGTAGCTTGTGCTTACAAAATTTTCGTCTCCACCTCCGCCTTTACGAAATGATACGCTATAGACTAAACGACCTGTGTGGATGAATGCTGTGCCTGATGGCAGCGCGCCGATAAGTGCTTCAAGCGACCATGCAGGGGTTTCTGTGTCTTTAAGTTCACAAGAAGATGTATTAACAAAACAACCGTCTTCACCTACCCATGCAAAATCCGCACTCTTTGGGTCAAGTCCAAGTTCAAGCAGCTTGCGACTCTGCTCAATGGTTGTTGCTTTGGGGTTCATTTCTCACCTCCTTCCTTTAGTACACTGATTAGTTCATCGGCTACACTAACGGCATAATCAACAGTACTGATGCAATCTGTTCTACAGGAAGCAAAACACGCACATAAAACATCCTTTGCAATCTCGTAGCGGCGTTGTTCCCAGTCAATGGCTCCCCTGCTGGAGATGTATTCACGCAATGCGGATTTCGCCATTGACTTCAATTCCAAATCAATTTGTGTCATAGAAAATATTAATTAAATGTTTGACTTTATGCCCTTTAGGCACTGTAAATATAGTAATTTTTTTCGAGAAAACAGCAGTTTTTACCGTATTTTTTTACATCGGACAAGGCGGAAACCACTCCGTGAGCACCTTTTCAAGATACCACACGCCACCAATCAAGTAAACAGGGCGTATGTTCACGCTTGTTCCCGTTCGCTCAATGGTTACCTCGCGCCCATGGAGCAGCACCGTCTCTCCGACCTTGTACTTGTGGATTACCCTTTTCATCACTCTTTCGCTACTATCACGACATCACCACCGATGGAAAGTGCCTTTTCAAACATTTCCGCACATCGCTTCGGTGGGCTGTCGTAGTAATTCTTACTCTTTTCGAACAGTACGCACCAGGTTTTCCCGCCCGATGCGCCACGTCTTTCGTTTATCGAGCATTTACAGGCTCCGCACATCAACGGAACCTCGTAAAATGGCCCGAATTCGTTAATCATTGTCCTCCTCATTGTCTTTGCGCTTTTTAATCACCGTCTTAATAGACTTCACGAGCATATACAACAAAACATACACCCACGTTGCAAACGATGCTGCTACAAAAAAAACAACTACCGCCAAGCGTATTTTCACAAGCTGGCCCTCTTCATTCAACTCGTCCCAGATGGACGCAGACAGTATCGCGTTGAGTATAACGCCAACGCAATACACGGTAAGGAAAATTTCTGTTGTACTCATAGTAGCGACTTTAAAAGTGAATAAATGGCAAAAAGTAGGCATCCCATCATCGCCGCACCGATTAAAGAGGCAAGGCAACATGCGTGTGGCGCATACCTCTCGACGAAATCACGCTCATTGCCGTGATTGTCACTCATGCTTGTCTGTATCTTTTCCATTCTCGCAGTGATTTACGGTTCTCAACTCTTCAACTGTTGCGTCGGCGAGTTCCCTCGCCTTGCGTGCTATTGTCTTTGGCGATGCCTGAAGCTTTCCGAGCACCACTGACCTTCGGTCTTGAGTTACGAGGTATCTGGTCAGCTCCCAGCGTCGCTGCTCCCATTTCTCTTCCTCTACCTGTTCCCTTGACTTGACCGCAATCGGTCTTAGCACAGGCGAAGCGTCACATTGCTTGCCTCTGCTGAATAATCTCTTGAATAATCTCATAATTCTTGTGCTGTTAGATGTTAAACTTCACATATCGTTGTCGCTTTAATGCGTCTATGACTTCCTGTATTGAGTCTGCGAGGCTCGCAAGTGTGTATATGCACTCGGTAATCTCACGCTCGTTAGATGCCACGAAAAAGCCTTTTGGGCTTGATGCCACACAGGGGATGATTCCTGTGCACCTGATGTGGTTGATGACACGGCGGACACATCTTGTGGTCACCGTGTACCCACGGCTGCGAATGCCTTCTGCTATAACACTCGACGGAAGCGGGCGACCTACCGAATTCCGCAGCATACCACATACGAGGGGGACAACAATGCCCCTCTCGTATTCGTTTAGCCTGTTGGCAGCCATTAGGCATCAGTTTTAGTGCCGTCGGTGTTGTAGCCGAGCTCGGCAAGTTTTTCCTTTATCTTTTCCTGTCTCTTAGCCACATTCTCTTCCGCATCGGCAATCACCTCGTCAGATTTCTCCTTTGCCCACTCTTGCATAATCACATGTTGGCATTCCTGAAGGTCGGCGTTATAATCACCCCCCGCATCTGACACCTCATCGCGAATGAAGTCACGGCATATCTGGTGGACATCAGCAGTGTGCTCTCTCGCATACTTCAACGCGTTAGGCTCATTCGAATTGATGCCGATTGAAGAGCGTAAATCGTATGAGGCGTTTCTGAGTATCAGCGCAAGAAAAATCAGGCTTTCTGTTTTCGACAGAGGCTCTTTGCTCAGACTCGTCGGTTTCATCTCCTTGAGCAGTTCCCGCAACTTCGAGGAAATGCTTGACGCTTTCTTCCGCTCATTGTCATTGTACTTGGACACAAGATTCATCGCTTCCACCTCGTCGCTGCTCTCCTGTGTTCCCCCCTCTCTCTTGAACGAGTAGTAGCGAACGTGTATCTCTGTTCCTCTCCAAGTCGCATCGACCTCAAGGCAACGGTAAACCTCGTTCCTTGCGAGCTTGTCTTGAAGCCGTTCATCGTCCTCTCGGTAATAGGAGCAACGCTCAAAGTAATCATCTCTGTTCACTACCTCGAAGCCCATATCCTTGATGCGCTGTATGAGCGGTTCATACTCTTGGTTGCGCTCTTTGTAGTACTCCGCCACATCTGACACGACAACAACTGTCCTGCCAGCCTCAAGCTTTCCCCCACTCTTGACAAGCACGCCTGCGTTCTCCTCGACAATGTGATGCAGCCATGAGTTCCGTTTTGCGTTCCACTTCTCCCTATTGGTGCAAGTCGCATCGTGAGGCTTCATCTCGTAGAACAGGCAGCCTGCGTTAGCATTGTTGAACGGACACTTGTCGCATGTGGTGTTGCAGGCACCCACAAAATCGCTTCCCCAGTCGGCACGCTTTATTTCCATGAATAGATTATCGGTAAACTGCACGGCTTTGAGCTTTGTAATCTCTTCCACGTCAGAACATCTGTCAAGGAATTCTCGTTGCTCTCCCTCGGTGAGTTTGCAGATGTGCATGGCGGCTCCGATGTGCATCTTGTCATCGGTGACCATCTTCTTCAGCTCTGGAAGCAGATTGTCCAGCTTGATGCGCTCTGTGATAAAACGCCTCGACTTTCCGAAGCGTTCGGCGATTTCATCAATGGACTTGCCGTGCTTGTTCAGCTGGCCGAAGGCGAAAGCCTCCTCGATGGGATCGACATCCTTGCGCTGGAGGTTCTCGGTAATCATGGCGTCGAGCGCATCGGCATCGCTCATTTCCCTGACGATGCACGGAATTGTTTTCGTGTAACCTGAAACTCGTTCTAAGTTTAGTTTGAAAGCCCTGAAGCGACGCTCACCGCACACGATTTCAAAGTGTCCGACAGGGTCTTTGCCGCCTGCATCAATCGCCCTCACCGTGATAGGCTGGAGCAGTCCATGCTGGAGAATGTTGTCGGCGAGTTCACGGATACTCTCCTCGTCAAAAGTCTTTCTTGGGTTGAGAGGGCTTGGCTCAATCAGCGAAAGCTCAATTTTTTTCACAGCCAATGATTTCGTTTCTTTCAACTCTTCTACCGCCTTCTCTGGCTGAATTTTACTTTCTTCCATTATCGCCACACGCACACCTCGGCGGATAAGCAAAGGCAGATAGTTGTCAAGCGCATGAAAGGGGAAACCTGCCTTTCTCATTTCACCGTCTTGCGTCAATCCGATGCCGAGCGCACTTGAAACGGTATCGGCATCGTCATAATAACACTCGTAGTAGTCACCTACGCGGAAGAGAACCACGCACCCTTGGTGCTTCTGCTTAATCTCTTCATACTTTTTCTTGATTGTTTCCATAAGTTGAATATTAAATGTTTGACTTATAATTAATTACACTGTAAAGATAATGATTTTATAACAAAGTCGGTTCTGATAAGCAACGTTTTTTGTCGTTTCCAACTTTATTTAACGTGTTGTTTTACAAATACTTGCATTAGCTCACAAAGTGCGTGGATAAGTGTCAATGCGGTTTTAGCGCTGTTCTCGCACATGGCGATGTAGTTTGCTACATCTACCACATCGTCAAATTGCGGAATGCCTGCGCTGCGGCAATACTCCTGTGGCGTTATGGCGTTCTTAGAGTTTTTCCTGCTCTCCGCCTTAGCCTCCTGTCGCTCCTTACTGCGGATAGCATCGTTCCGCTCCCTCACGAACTTTTCAAGAGCGATGGTAACAAGCATCGGGTCGACAACCCCGTAGAAATTTCCGTAGTTCCCCAATTTGAAACGGTAGAAGAACAGCAGGAACTCCGACACTTTGAGGTAGTAGTATTCATTCGCTATCGCGTCTGCGAGGAATTGCGCCTGTCTGTTGTTGAGCGTACCTTTGCTGTTGCAGTAAAGCACGAGATCCAATATCTGCGGAAGAAGCCACATCGTCGGTGTGTTTTCACCGTATGTCGCTTTCAGAATGGCGAGCGTAGGAGCCTCACCGAAGAACGCCCTATCGGGGTGTCGAGCAGCATATATCTGCGTGTCGGGGTTCATCGTGACCAAGAACTGCTCACGGCTGCCGTACTTTTTCTGAACGAGCATCGTCCTCCGCCGCAAGTCTGGCGATAGTTGCTTCGTAGCTTTCGGCAAGTCTCTCTCGCTCCGCCTGACGGCTTTCTGAAGAGCATTGTTGATTTTGGTTGGTATGCCCATAGTTTCTGTTTGTTTGCTGTGTGCGATTATCATAATTCCCTTCAAGCACTTTCTGAAAATTGCTCGGGCTGAACAACCATGTGAAATCAGCTATCCACCCACGCTCATTCTTGCCGTTGAGGAAGTCGCTCTCGCTCGCTTTCGAGATCATCTCATAAACCTTATCGATTCCGTGTTCACGAATGCGGCCTCTCACAAACTCCCTGCGTTTTCCCTCGCACGACAGGCAGCGTGGTATAATCGCTTTCGCTTGGTCCATCGTGCGATTGAAAAATTTAACCAGACCGACGAAATCAACACTTTCTTTTGAGGATTTTTCAGGGTCGGAAGCCTCAGCGTCCGACTCTCTTTCGTTAGAAAGAGTATATATATTCTTTAATTCTTTCTTTCTTATATTCTTATGTTGTGGTTGATTGTTGGTTAGTTGTTGGTTAGTTGTTGGTTGATTGTTGGTTAGTTGTTGGTTAGTTGTTGGTTGATATTCAATCACGCAACCTTGATAATCCACATATTTACAAATAGTTATAAGTGTGTATTTGTTGGTTGATTTCTGCAAAATCTCGCCTGTTTGCTCAAGTCGCGCCAAGCAGGTGCGAACGCACTGCCTCGACATATGGGTTTCTTCGCTCAAAGTGAGTGAGGAAGTGACAATCTGACCTTTTTTTATGGTCATTCCTCTCCACCTCCTATCCTCAAAATTGGCTTTCAAAAGCAGGTGGAGAAACAGCCTTACCATGTTTGTGTCGCCGTACCACTCCCAGTCAAGGAAACGGCGAAACATCTTAATCCAGCCTTCTTCCATAATCCTCGTAGTGGTTAATGTGATAGATATTATCTCCCTTGCAACGCTCCCAGGTCACATATTTAGTGCGGTTGAGCTTCTTGAGCGAGGTCCTTACCGAGCCCTCCGACAATCCACTCTCAATAGCGAGTTTGCGAGGGTTGCTCACCAGTTCGCCGCGCTTCACGTCAAGTCCCCTCCAAGCCCGACTCTCGGTGTTGGCTCTCAGCAGGAGATGGAGATAAAGTTTAGCGGTATTCATATCGTCGTACCACTCCCATTCACGGAACGCCTGTGTCAGTATAATGCTTGCTTTCATAGGCTATGTTTCTTTAATTCTAATTCCGTGAACGTGGAGCATCAGCTTGCGGCGAAGCACATAATCAGCCTCCTTGCGTGTGATGGCACTCTTCACGTCCTCTACTATCTCCGCCCCCGTGCTGTCAATATAGACGAAATCGGCTGTATAGACGGCGTTGTGCTCGACGCAAACCTCCTTCATCACAGCCTCTCTCTTGGTGATATACCCTATATCCTTTTGGCGTATGCCATTCGCCTTGCAAAAGTCGATAGCCTCTTTCTTGGTGGAGAAATAGTTGCCGAGCGATTGCGTGGTGTAGACAAGCCACTGACGCACCTCTCTGTCCTTAATCTTCACATTCTCGAACTTGGCAGGTATCAGCTCGTACTCCACCTGGCGGCGAAGCTTTTTGACCTCGCCTGCACGCTCCAGGATCTGAAGCTCTTTCCACCTGTCGTATTCCTTCTTGCTGTCGTATTTCTCTACCGTAGAGAAATCTATGCCGTTCTGCTCGCAGTAGAACTTTGCGTCGTGCTCCGTGCGGAAGCGGTGGTCGCTCCCTGGCACGACGTATATCTTCTGGTTGCCGAACTTGAATCTCTTTAAACTCATTTCGTCATGATTATGTTGGTTAATTGTTTACCGTTGCTCGTAATGACCCACTTGCCGTTCTCGCATGGGTCTATCAAAAGGTCCTCGACTTTCCCGAACTTCGCGACCGAGCCGCACAGGTCAATCACCCAGCCCTCCTTGCCGGGGAATGGTCTTATCGCCCTGCCCACCATCTGATAGTAGAGAGCCAGCGACATCGTTGGTCTCGCCAAGATGATTGTGTCGAGCGCAGGATGGTCAAAGCCGGTGGTCAACACGCCCACATTGGCGACAACCTTTGTCACACCGCTCTTGAAACGCTCAAGTATGGTTTCACGCTCTTTCTTGGGTGTCTCACCGCTCACCATCTCGCACACTGGACACAATTCATCAGCTATCCTCTCCGCATCCTCGATGAAACGGCAGAAAACCAGTATTCCGTTGCGTTTCTTGCCGTCTTTAGGGTTCAGCACCCTCTTGATGATGCTCAACGTGTAATCGTATAGCCCGACACGTTCAAACTCCTCAAAAAGCGATTTCTCGTCGTAGTCTGCGCCTGTCGTGTTGAGCTTCACGTTATCCATCTCCAAGCGGTTCATGTCAAAATACCTCAATTTCGCCAAATAACCACGCTCCAACAGCGTCTTGACTTGGCAGTAGTAAAGTACTTGGTCGAAGATGCGCGGGCGCGTCCTCGTGATGAATTTGAGGATTGAGCCGTACTTCGGCCACTTACTGCCAATTGTCTTCGGGTCTATGGTTTGCCCCAACCTGTAAGGGGTGGCGGTAAGACCGATGACCTGACGACCCTCAACGGTTTCAATGAACTCCTTGTACTGTCCACCGAAAGGATTGACCAAATGGCACTCGTCGATGAGTATCTTGTGAAAACGGTTGAAGTCGTCGCAGTTGTTCATCACGCTGCCGATGGTGGCGAATGTGATACGGCTTATCTCTTTTCGGTTGAGGCTTGCCGAGTAGATCGAGCAGTCAATCACGTCGTAGGAGATGAGCTTGGCGAAATTCTGTTCCAATATCTCCTTGTTCGGTTGCAACACGATGAGTGGCTCATTAATCTTGCTTGCGATGTCGGCAATCACAAGTGATTTGCCTGCGCCGGTGGGCAAGATGAGGATGCCGTTATGCTTTTTGGCGCTCGGGTCTGCGAAGAACCGCACCGCCGCATCGCTTGCCTGCTGCTGGTAGTCTCGTAACGTGTAAACCATCACATCGGCTTCTTTGTGAGTGAGTACAGCAGCATCGAGAGGAACACAAACAGCACCGACACCCAAGGAATGACGGACAGTATCACCATCAATGCCGTGATTATCCAGTAGGTTTTATTGCTCACCTCGCACTCATCGAACAGCCAGTGGAGCAGCATTAACGCCAGGTTGATGAGCGCGCCTGTCAAGAATATGTATAGTATCATAGTGGTCGTTATTAGCGTTGATTTTCATGCGTTATACCCTGCCTTGAAGGCGTTGATATTTCCTCGTTGTCGGTGACGCAATGGCGAAGCTCAACCTTGATTGGCTCGTCCTCCCAAGTGAGGTCGGGGAAAATGTGGCTTGGTATATAATAGAAAAAAAATGAGCAAAAAACACCTTTATCGTTTGAACGTTCAGGCTCATCCTCATATAAACAAAGTTGCCCATTTCTATCTCTCGCAACCCAAAATTTATAATTTTCCATAATTTTCTTTTTCCTTTAATAGTTCTTTTTCTACTTCTTCATAGGCATCGTTGTAGCCTTGCTCATAGGCATCGTTGTAGCCTTGCTCATAGACTTCCGCCTCCTTGCATTTGCGGAGGCAACCCTCACGCAGACGGCATCTCTTGCAGTAGTTGTTCATCGTTGTTTTGTCTTTTTGTGGGTGAAATAGAATTAAAACTCGGCAGTTCATTCCGCAATAACCATTGTGGCCATAACCATGCTCTGCTTACCGAGGGAAAAATTGCAAATCTCATTCTTGTATGGTTGAGGCTTTTTTTACATTCCGACGCCACAACTTAGCTGAACGCAACAAGATATTACATCGTTGAATATAAATCGTGAAAATCGTTGTACCTCTCATCATCGGGCAGGGGTACGGTGGCACCGTGCTCGGTTGCCATATACGACTGCACCTTGTTCATAAAATCGGTCATCTGACGCTTGTTGAGCTTCGAGGTCTCCACCCACTTGTCTATCACCTGACCGTTGGGAAGCACGACCGGCGAGCGGAACATCTCGCAAAACAGGTCATGCACGTTGTCCTTGTTCCAGCTGTCGTCGCCGTAGGTCTTGTTGAAGAAGTTGGCGATGTCGGCGAACCACACCCAGCACAGAGCGTTCTGGCTCAGCGTGCGTGGCTGCCGCCTCTCCCAATCGGCTTTCGCCTCAATGGTGGCGACATAATCACCGTTGGGGAGGAACCTGCAACACTCGTCAAACGTCCTCCCGTCGGTGACATTTCCGTTCACCTTGCTAAGGTGGATGACCATCTTCGTTTTCATTGCTCTATATCTATGCCAAGGCAGATGGCGTAATGCTTGAAGTTGCGCTCTTCAATCTGCGCGTCCTCTGGATACCACTTTGCGCCCCTCTTGAACCTGTCGAAGCATTTCTTGCAGAACCAGCGGTTCAGCACTGCAATGTAGTAGCCTTCATTTGACCTATCATCGCAGTAGTCGCAGATGCCTGGAGAGCCGACTGCGTCAAACATTTCCTTTGCTGATGCCTTGATGACTTTGAACTTGTCAAATTCAACTACCTTTGCCATAATCAGTATGGTGGATTGTATGAGTCGTTCTGCTGACTGTGCTGCTGGTTGGCGGATGGCACATTCGGATTGCTCTCTTGCTTAGAGCCGAGCAGTTCCATGCTGTCGACATACACCTCTGTGACCTGACGCTCGGTGTTGTCGCGAGCCGTGTACTTGCGAGTGCGCAGCTTGCCCTCGATGTAGAGTTTGGTGCCTGCCTTGACGTAACGCTCAATGACCTGCACGATGTTGCCGTTAGCAACGATGCTGTGCCACTCCGTGCGCTCTGGCATTACCGTTCCGTCGCGCTTGGTGTACGACTTGTCGGTGGTCGCCAGCGAGAATGTGGCGAACTTCTGACCGTTTCCATCTCTGATTTGTGGGTCTTTGCCCACATTGCCTAATAAGATAACTTTATTTACTGCCATAGTGTTGTGAGTTAAATGTTTGACTTTTTATTTAAGTTTCTGCGTGAATGAGCCCTTTCGGTTCGTCTTCTTCAAGTATTGCTTGTAGAGGTCGGGGTGGTCGGCTTGGAAAAGCTTGGAGTCGAACGTGGTGCTCTCGCTCGCCTTGCCAATGGTGGCGGTGAACTGGTCGCACTCCCATTTGCTCACTCCGGCAGCCTCCATCAGCTCACGGAGCCTCTCCTTCATCGCCTTGGCGGCTTTCTCAGCCCTCAGCAGAGTGGCAATGGCTGTCACAACATCGGAGGGCACCACCAACGAGGAATCACTTTCAGTTGGTTTCACTTCCTCAACCTTTTCGGCGTAAACCTGCATTTCGGTGTTGAGGTAAACGAAACGCCCGTTGCCGTCGGGCATAATCTCGGTGGAAAGCAACTTTAGCACCTTATCGTCATCTTGACGAGGAATGCGCCACAGCTCTCCAGCACCGTTGCGGAGCCAGTTGCCGATAAGACCCTTGACCTTCTTGCCCGTCTGCTTCTCAAACATCACCGCATAGCAGGAAAGCTGCCACGACAAGTATTCCTTCAAGCCGTCAGGACCGCCGGGGTAATAGTCCAAGTTGTTGGTCTTGTGGTCAACGAGGTAGATGTTGTCCTCGTCATCGCACCACACAGCGTCAATCTGCGAGGCGAAGTTGAGGTAATCAACGGTGAACTCGCTGGCAACGGCCTTCACATTGCGAGGTTTCACCTTGCGGTAGTGGGCGAGTTCGTCGCTCACGTCCTGGGCAGGAAGTGTGCCTGCGGTCGGGTGCGACTTTTCGGGGAAGGTGACCAACTCAATACCGAGTTCGTCCCACGCTTGGATCGCCTTGTGGACGCATGTGCCGTAGTAGCCGGCTTTCGGTATCTGCACCCTTTTCACATAATCGCTCGCATCTGGGTAGATGCCGAGGAGCAACACCGAGTGGATAAGTCCTGTGATACCGGAAAGGGCTTCCTCTCCACGTCGGTATGTGTGTCCGTCCTCATCGAACACCACCGACGACTGTTTAAGTTCTGCTTTAGTAATCATTGTTCAAATTATTGGGGTTTAGGGAATTGTTCTGCCATCTCTTGGAGTGCTGTCATAAACTCGGAGCCCTGTGTTGTTGGAACACTCTTGCTGTATGTGCGCCATACGGCCTCCAGTTCTTCACGGCTCTTCACGGCACGCATGGCTGCACAAGCCTCATCAACTGCAACTTGAAGTTTCTCTTTAGCTTCCTGAGGCAAATCCTCACCGGCATAGATGTATAAGCCAAGACCGAACATTGCGATATTCTTAACAAGGCATCGCATAATGGCTGTGTTCACGTCGAACATCGAAGCCTGCTCAACGAACTTGTTTCCAAACCTCGTTTTGTACTCATAAGTCGTGTCCTTCATCGCCTTGTTTTTGCTGTCCATTACCGGAAGCCACATACTCATCGTCTCACCTTTAATTGTGAGTGATGTTTCTACCATATAACCAAGGTGCTCGTCATAGAGGAACGGTTTACCGTCCCAATGGCGAACCTCGTAGTTTGCATCTGGGTATCTGCTCTTGACTTGCTGCCAAGCCCACACCCACGAAAGATAGGTCAACTTGTCTTTTCCTTCACCCTTGACCTCGGTATGCTCACTGACATCAATCGCGTTCAGAGTAGCGAACACACTCTTGTTTTTTGTTTCTTCCAT